AGGCCGCGCCGCACTTCGCGGTCAGGAAGTTGATGATCGCATCGGCGACGTCGTCGTAGATGTTACTCATGCGTTGATCGGTCCCAGGATCGCTTCGCGCGCACCAGCGATCAATTGATCCTGCAACTCGTCGAGCGACGATTGCATGTAGGACCGGCCCTCAAAGCCAGGATGATGGACGCTCTTGAACATCACGTTCTGCCCGAGCTTCTCCCAGAAGAAAAACAAGGCTGCGGCGTTCTTGGCTTCGATGATGTGCGCCACCGAGCCGCTTTCCAGCGTGGCCGCGACGACATCGGGGAATTTGTTCGAGTCGATGTAGACCGTCCCGTAAATCTCCGACGTGTTTTCGATCATCTTGGCGGTAACCGCCGGCAGGATATGCGTCGTCGTCTTGAACAGGTTGCCCGGCGCGAGCTTCTCGCGCACCCGGTCGGCAAGCTGGCGCACAAGATTGGGGATAGCCTCGCGCAGCGCGCCGCGGACATCCTCGGGCAGCTTCTCATATTTGGCGATGGTCTTGCCATCAATGGTGATCGAGACCGCTACCATGTGTCGGATCCGTCGAAGGCCTGGCTGTTGCTGCCGCTCTGAGTCTCGTTACCCACTGGCCCGACTGGAATCCAATTTTCGTGCATCCCGAGATTGAATTGCGGTGCCACGCGGTCACTGTTGTTCTCATTCTGCATCTTGTCGGTCACCGAGATGCCGCCAGCATAGGGCGCGCCCCTGCCGCTGAAGCCAGCGATGCGATTGAGTTCTGTCGCGCGCGCCGAGTAGGCCTTTTGCCGTGCCGAATAAAGCCGATGCAATTCACCTTGGACGGTATCGATGTCGCGGGAATATTTCGCGGCCAGATACCGGCAACAATCGGCACCCCCGCCGTAGATGTCACCACGCTGCGAGATCGCGAAGTTGATCTCTTCGTCGTAAAGCTGCTGATCCGCTTGGTTGGTATCGCCGATCAGCCGGCGCACCTGCATCAGCATGTTCGTCGGCGATGTCCCGATTAGCTGCGTCGGGTCGTAGCTCCATGTTCCGGGCATCGTCGATCCTTACTGAAGCGGCACGCCGTTGATGTCGACCGACAGCGTCGTGCTCGTGGCGTAAGTCCCCGTCGTCGTGTACTTTACGCGATAGCTCGGCCCGAGAATGCCATCCTTCGCAGTGTTCGCCGAAAGCGTCCCATCGGTCGGCGTGTATTCGGTGGTGACGGGCGTCAGCGACGACAGATTGTAGGCGAAGCGCGCGGTGCTGGTGGTGAAGTGGCAATTCGCGATATCGACCCAGGTCGCCCCGCCATCGAGCGAAGTCTGTACCCATGCGTCTGCAGTCGTCCCGCCAGAGCCATAGGTGAAGTTGCATTGAACCGTGACGCTCGGCGGGACTGAGCCGGACCGCACCTGAAGCGGCGCCGATACTTGGGCAGTCAACGCGGTGGTGATCGTGATCGCCAGCAGCGACCGCGCATAGGCCGGCGAGATCGCAAGGAGCGCACACAGCAAGAAAAATGAAATGCGTTTCATGTGGGCCGCTCCTTACTTCGTTGCTGAATCAAGATCAGGCGCTCGGGACACCGAGTTGCGCGCTGATGATCGTGTTGGCGGCGATGCAAATGAAGATCGCCCGTTTAGCGTTCGTCAGTGTCACCGCGGTGTTTGCTCCCGCGCCATCTATGTTGCCTCCCGTGGCGGGCCAGACGGCGGCCGGGTTTGCCCCGCTGTTGATGACGATCGCGAACTGCCCCGGCGTCAGGGCGGGCAGCTTCACGGCGTCTGCGGCATGAGCGCATGTCGCGATGTTGTTGGTCTGCGCAGTGAGAGCCAACGCACCAACTTGGGTTTGCGTTACTGAGGCGACGAGCCCGGTCGCGACGCTCCCGGCCACAAAAGTGAATGTTCCAGGCTCCGGCGTCACCCCGCCGATCGTCGCCCCGTCGATCGTGCCGCTTGTGACTCCGGCGACGCCCGTCAGCGGCGCGGCCGTCCATGTCGGCGAAGCCTGTGTGTTGGTGTTCTGATAGAGCGCCTTGTTCGTCGTATCGACGAGCAAATCGCCTGGTAACGCGAGGCCGGCCTTCGTGCCGGATGTGCCGTTCGTCGGCGCGCCGGCATTCGACCAGAGATTTGCGTTTGGCGTGCCGTCGAAATTGATAATGCCGCCCTTGCCGAGATAGATGACATGCGCGCGGATGCGACCCTTGAAGCGGTCAGTGAAACCCATTTCTCTCTCCTGCTTTGGTTTTAATTCTAAGGAGGTGCCATCGTCGGCTGGCGCCCGGCCGCCTTACTCAACCGGGCCGTTATCGCCCGGGGAACCCTGTGACGGCACCGGCGGGGAACCTTTGGCCCGTTTGGGCTGCTTCCGGCGGCGTACCGCGGGCCGTGAAGGGCGCTTTGCCGGGGCAGCCGCCGCCTGTGGGGCGGGTTTACCCTCACGGGCCAGTTGTGTCGCCACATACTCGGCCGCCGCATCCTTGGCCACGCCATCCTGCAGCAAAACGCCCTTGATCACCCGGTATTTGCCGAAGCCGATGGTGACGATGTGATAGTCGCCCTCGACCGCGGCCAGCGCCGGCCCATCGGCGGCCGGCCCGCGGACCTGCACGGACTTCGGCCAGACGGTGATCATCCGGTTTTCGATCAGCGCATTCCGGTTGGCCGTCGCCATCGACGCCAGATCGGCATGCGAAAGCGGATCGCCGCGGACGCGCTCCTTGCCGTTGATCGTCACCCGCCGCTCAGCGCGGCCGTGATCAATGTCCTCGATTCGCATCGGCGCGAAAATGCTCATGGTGAATCTCGCTCAGGGTCTATGATTGGAAATGCGGTGTGCGCCCAATCTCGCCAACTGCCCTGCAGCGCTGGTTCGACTTTTTGCTGGCGCACACCGCCCCTCGATCCCCAAAGGGATCAAGCCACAATCGAAGCGAAGTAGTAGCCGCAATCCACGCCGACAGCCTGCATGTCGAAGGCCATCTCGCACTCGTTGCGGATCGTCCCGATGCCCCGGAGAGGGACCGGGATTTGATAGGTCGCCACGCCGAGGTTATTGAGGCCTTCGGCCAGCCCCGACCACGCGAACGTGTAGCCGGCGGTCGGCACCATGATGCCGGGTGCCTTCGCGCGGTAGCAGAGCAGAGCACTCTTTCCCATCACGAAGTTCATCGTGGCGGCCTGGCCTTCGTTGGCGGAGTTATAGACCGCCTTCGAGACAAGGATCTCCTCGATATCGAACGCCTCGGCGAGCAGCTGCGGCGTGATCTTCCCCGCAAATGCCGGGTTGGTGTATTTGATGCGGTCGATCACCAGCGGATGCTTGCGCAATGCTTGGTAGACCGGCCACGCCATCACCAGGATATTCGGCTCGAGCCCGGTGTTCTGCAGCACCGTGGTCTGCCCGAGCGCGATATCCGAGAACGGATCGCCGTTCGCATCATCAGACCATTGATAGGTCTGGTTTGCACCCGGTGCAGCGGCCACGCCGGTGACATCGGTGCCCCACAGTCCTGTCTTGAGGAAGGTGGAGACGAAGACCCGATCGCGACGGATCAACATCTTCTGCATCAGTTGGCGGGTCGACACCATGTCGAGATCGACAGCCGGGTCCGCGTTGGCGCGAATCTGACGGCCGATGTCCTGATGCAGTGCCCAGACCTTGGCGGAGTAGGACTGCGTCGTCAGGCCGACGCCGGTGCCGGCGGATTCCGTGGCGTCGGCGCGTAGCTGCGCCTCGTCGCGGAAGAAGTCAGCCTTCGACCATACGAAATACAGATCGGTCTGATGCTGGACGGGGACAAGCGGGAAGACCTTGTCCGCGATGTAACTCGACTCATCTTGCCAGTAGGCAACAGCGACATCCGTTAGCGCAGCGGCTACGTGGACGTCGCCAACATTGGGTTGCGGCATCTTGAAGCTCCGTTGATGAAAGCCACGTCAGGGCGCGCAGCGGGTGAGATTGGTTTTGCTTGCCCAAGGCGTCAGAAGGCCGAAAGATCAGGGCGCGATGATCGTCCCATTGAACACGCGAACGCTGGCGATGTCGCCCAACGCGCCGGCCATCTTGGCCTTTGCGATGGCCAACTGGCCGGTGGTCGCGGTAACGAGCCTGGCCGACGAGTCGGTCGTCAGGTAGTCGCCAGCAGCAACCGTGCCGCCATAGACGGCCTTGCACTCGCCTTCGAAACACACGTCGCAGGAATCGCCCGATACCGGCGCGTTCTGCAGGATGCCGTCCGAACGCGCGTTGGCGCCGGCGACGAGCAGGTAGGTGCGGTCGGCCGCGGTCGAGAATTTGACAGCGAGGAATTGCGCGCTGCCGTTCGGACCGGCGAGGCCGGCGGTCTTGGAGAAGTTTGCGCCGGCAATCGAATTGCCATCGCGTAGCATTACGCCTTCGGTCGACATGATTGTCAGCCTTTCGTTTGGAGGGAGGACCGATAGAAGCGCGCCCTTGCGGAGCGCGCTTCAAGTCCGGGTTTGCAGGATGGTTGGAAAGATCAGGCGGCGACGGCGCCCATCTTCTGCAGGCGCTCGTGCCGGTTCTTGGCAACGAGCTCCGCATTCGCCGGGTCGGACATCACCTTGTTGACCGCCTGATGCATCGACAGCTTGGCGCCGGCTTCGGTCTTGCGCAGCTCCTCGGCCTTGGCGCGAATCTGCGCGTAGGCGTCGGTCGGGACCGTGGTGCTGGACGACCCGAACTCCTTGAACAAAGCGCCCGTGTCGACCTGCGTCCGCAGCGACTTTATCAGCTGCTCGTGCTTGGCGATGGCCTCCTTGTCGCCGCCGTAGGCCTTGCGCATCACTTCCCCATGCTCCTCCGGCAACCCGAGATCAGTGGCGCGCTTGGCGAACGCCGCTACTTCGTCGCGCTTTTCGAACTCGGACAGCCGCTTCTTGAGATCGGCCGACTCCGTCTGCAGCGCCTTGACCACCGGGCTTTCACTGACCGCGGTCGGATCGAGTGCCTTTGCGGCTTTCTTCTTGCCCATCTCTTCATCGCGCTGCGCTGGCGTCATATCCGCGAACTTGTCCTTCGCGTCCTCGCTGTCGAGCGTGGCCATGTGCGCCTTGTGATCGTCCGACATCTTGAGCACACTGATCTCGCGGGCCATCTTGGCGACCTTCGTCAGAAGATCGGCCTTTTCCTTCTTCTCCTTGTCGTCGGCCTCTTTCCGCTTGCGCTCGGCCTCGGCCTTCTCGGCTTCAGTCATGGTCGAATCTCCTTTGACCGTGGGGATAGCCGCGGATGCGGCCAGGAAGTCGTCGCGCTTATCGGTCGGCACGAGGCCGGCGAGATGCTCGACGCATTGGGACAGGGACTTCTCGACGGCCGCCAACTGAGCATCGCCGTCCAGATTCTTCTCGATGTTGCCGAGCGCGATGGCCATGGCCTTCGCGGCCGCTTTCACCTTCGCATCATCGGCGCCGAGTTCGCAGGCCTTCGCCATGATCGCCGCCAGCGCGTGGCTGGCGTCGTCGCGCTTCTCCCAGGTATTGGGGATCGCATCCTTCATGCCCATGGCCTCGGCGCGCGCCTTGATGTGGGCCTTGGCCTTCTCCGGATCCTTGGCGCGGCCGATCGCGCGAATGGCGTTGTGCAGATCGGACTCGTTGGCTATCGGATAACTTCCATCCGGCAATGCTGTACCTGCGTCGGCCATCTGCGATCGCTGCTTGTCGCTGAAGTTGCGCTTCCAGTACGGCTCAGGCTCAGTGCCAAGGTCGCGCTTCATCATCACGACGTTGACGCCGTGGCCAGCACCGCGATCGACCGACGACACTTCCTTGATCTTCAATCGCATGAGCAGATTTGGCATCAGCATCACTCCACTGTTGCACGGCGCCGACGTTTCTCTTTCGCAGTGGCACGCAATCCCAAGCGACCGCTATCGGAGAACCGCCGGCACCATTCGTCGAATTCATCTTTTGTAAGCGAGTATCGTTCCAGCGCGCTCTCTAATGAGATCATGCCTCCGCGCACAGCTAGAACGATGTATTCTCTATGCCGCGAGCACCAATTCTTCAGGTCGCGCGGCGGCAGTGCGATAATGTTTCCGTGGCTATCCCTGACAGTCACGGAATCTCCATCGACATCGACTCGCCGCCGATCGAGAACTCGGGCAAGCGGCCGGCCTTGTGCTCAGCCCACACCGCAGCGTCATCGATCTTGTATCCAACCATCCACCCCGACACTTCCTGACCGTGCTGATTCTTGAGGCTGAGCGTGTAGCCGTGCTTCAGATAGGCCGCGCGCTTCTCGTCGGTGATCACGAAGGACTCAATCAGCCTGCCGGTGCCGGTGATCTTGTGCATGTGGCCATGATCGCGCGCCTCGAGCACGTAGTCGTAGACCGCATCTTCCAATTCCTCGGTTGGAATCACATCGTTTTGCTTGTCAATGATCAGCTTGCCGTCCGCTTCAGCAGTGGACGCCACACCGAATATCATTTGGCGATCGGCATCCGCGGATTTGTTGAGCATCGTGACGGGCATCGTCCAGTCTTTCGCCAGCGTCTCATCTTCACCTGAGAGCTTGCAATATTTGCAGTCGATCGACGTTTCGCCGTCGAGTAATGATGCAGCCGCGCGATGATGACCATCCGCGATATAATTCTTGCCGTCGTTGCGAACCACAGTCGGCAGCTTCGAATAACCGTTGGCCTGCATGTCCGCGACCTTCTCTGGCGAGACGCGCGGCTGCATCGCGACCAGCGACTTGATCGGGACCTTCCGGGTCGGCAGATCGTCGGGGTTGGTCAGTGCGGCGAAGAACTTGCGGGATTGCTCTGGCGGTATCTTGTCGAGCGCCTGGGCATCATATGGGAACGGCGTGTGCGCGCCGCCGTCCGGGTGCGGCTTCAATGCTGGCGCGCCGCTCTTGCCGATCTCGGTGAAAGCATTCGCGAGGTGAGCGTGTATATGCAGCGGAGCAGACGAAATTATCTCGTCGAATCCCTTGATCGTCGAGATCGGCTCTTCCTCAATCACCTCGGTAAATGTCAGCGGCTTGCGCTTGGGCTTCTTGTCGTTGCCGAGCGATGTGGCTACGTGCACATCGCCGACCGTGGCCATGTCCTTCGCCAGCGCCGAATTGAAATCCGGGTCGCGGTTCATCAGCGCCAGCGCTTCGGCGCTCAAAGTCATCTGGTTCATGCTGCATGCCTCTTGCTGGCGTGCACGCGACGCGAACGGGATTTCGCGCGCATCGCTACGCGCGGAGAGAGACCGCTCTTCTTGCGATCCCATCCGTGATGTTGCTTGCCTCGGCGAATGAATATCGGCGCGTCGATCTTTTGCTTTATCTGCAGCGGACCATGTTCTCCGAAGCTCAGCGCCGCCATCGCGGCAAATGCTGCTTTTGCCAGATAAGATTGCTTGTACATCACGAATCCTCTTCTGCAGGAATGAGGTCGATATTTGTTTCGTAAGAAATCGTACAACGACACGCGGGATGAGTACCTGACGGCGGATCGTCAACTGGGCCGTCATCGGACTGGAAATCTTCACGGAGCCCAACTCCGTTAGGATTGTTTTCGACAATGGAGAGACAAAGTGGGCAGACCCTTTCGTCCATCGCGATTTGCCAGAAGCGGGTCACCGCTTCAGCCGGCATCACACCACGATCAACCGCTTGCGTGTAGCCCTCTCGCAGCCCGGTGTTGCCGGCGCGCAATGATTCAGTGCGCGCGATCGTGTTGGCGCGGTAGTCGAGATAATTCTCCAGATACGCATCGACTGCCTTGTCCATGAATTCATCGGACAGGAAGTCGCCGCTGTCGATCGCGTCCTGTATGTCGGCATCGAGCGTCGTATCGCGAAGTGCCCTTTGCAGCGCATTCGAATCAAGCGACTCGAGGTCGCGGCGATAGTTGGCAACGGCCTGCGCCTGGTTGGGTGTCAGCGCGATCGTATCGCGGATGTTCTTGGCGATATCGTCAAAGCTGTCGCCTGCCCGAACTCCGTCCAGCACCACCGATGAGATCGTGGCCTTGGCCTGATCCGACAGATCGGTGATCAACCCATCGAGAATTTCGTGCAACCGCTTTTGCGTCTCCGGGTCGAAGCGGTCGAAGTTGAAACCGACATCGGTTGAGCCGGCGACATCCTTGCGGAATCCTGGCGGGCGATATCGCAGGCTCCGTCCCCTCAGTCTTGACCTGATCTCGCCCGCGCCATGCTCAGCTGCCTGCAGATGGAGATCGCCAAGATGGCCGATCGGCTCCTTGAGCACTTCTTTCCAATGAGCGAACGGGATGGCGTCAAATACCGCGCCCGCCTTCCCGCCCCTTTTCAGCTTTTCCGCGATCTCCTTTACCGGGACGATCAAGCCGAGATGCTTCAGCGCCAAATGAAACGACGCCTTGATCTTTTTCTCCTCACGCTCGGCAAGTGCTCTGATCGGATCGTCTTTGGCCTGCCAGCGCTCGACCGGCGTCAGCGCGCGGAGGCGCGCCATTTCAAGAGCCGCCCAAGCTAGCGAATACCGGCATGTCGCTGATGTACCAACGGAGGGCCCACGCCGAGGCGCTGCTGAACAGAAAAAACAGCGCCACAGCAGCAATCCTTTCCTGCATCTCAGGCTTTGGCGGCCAATGAAGCCGACACGTTGATGCTGACCGCCGTCAGAAGCAGATCAGTCACAACAGCCGAACCGTAGTCCCCGCTCCAGCTCACCGAGCCACTGACGGACACGTAGAAATCTTTGCCGCCCGCATCGTCTGGCAGCACGCCGAGAAACGCTTCGACTGCTGTCTCCGCCTGCTTGCGATCGGCAGCGTGGATCGGCTGGCTGGCCACCACGTCGTTGAGCTGGGCAGCGACGGCCGCCATAGCTGCATCTTTCGTGGCCCCGCGCGCGCTGAATGAGTACGACATCAATTGTCTCCAAGGTTGCCGCCAGCGGACATGCCGACGGAAATCAGTAGAACGCTCCCGGCCGGGCGATCTCCGGCTCGTCATTGTTGTTCACATCGACGCAGCGCCCACCGCGAATATAGCCATGCCAGCATCCGCCGCAGTTGATCGAGGGCGCGAACGATGGTGCGGCCCGGTTATGATCCCAATCCCATTGAGCAACGCCGCCGTTCTTTCCTCGCGGGTCCCGCTTCAGGTTGGTCTTGCCGGCGATCACGATGCCTTCGCAACGTCGATTGTGCTTCGGACAGTTGAAGCTGAAGGTCTGCTCAGCGCCGGCCGCCGCCGGATCGCCTTCGATTGTTGCAAAGCGAACCTTCGCATCACTCATGGCCGTACCCGCCGGCGCTTCTTGCCATAGCTCGTCGCCGAGCCACCCATGTGCATGATCCGCCGCGCGATCGACGCGGCAATGCGCTTCTGAAGATCGGTCGTCGGCGCCGTCTTATTCTCGTTGGTCGCCGGGAATTCCGGAGTTGCGACCTGGCCGATAGATTCGGCTTCAGCCGCAGCTCGGCTGGCGTCCATCACCAAACCGAAGTCATCGTCTTCAGAGATGTCGGGCATGCCGGCGGCGTCCGAAAGATATTCCTGCAGCGTCTCGTTCGGGAACAGCGGCATCCCCGCTTGGCTGAGCCGCAAGATGAAGTTGGACAGCACGTCGAGATCTTGCCGCTGCGGCATGTCCGGGTGAATCGTCGGGTTGCCCTCCGGGTCCAGGCCGTTCAAATCGGACAGCCGAGGGATGCCGTATCGATTCATCACGTCGGCATTCGAATTGAGAAAGCCCTCCATCGCCTGAAAGAACATGTCGACCTTGGACGTCGCCAAAGATTGCGTGCCGCGGCTTTGGTGGCCCAGCTGAATGAAGTCAGCCAAGACGCTCGACATCATGTTGATGTTGTAGCGGGTGATCGCCTTGTCGGAGTCGACGGCCTGTCCGCGACCGCCCTTCGGCACTGTCAACTCAAACCGATATTGTGCAGCGCCCCCGCCGGCTGATCCTGACGAGCCTTCCCAAATATCGGACGGCAACAGCAAGCCCATCTGTTCGTCGATGCGCACGTTGGTGACGATGTTCTTCCACGTCTGGACCTGCATCGCCGCGTTGGCGTCGGCGCCGGACGCGGCGCGGTCCATCAGTTCTTTCGGCAAGTAGACCGTGGGGATGCCGCCCATGCGCTCGAACAGGATGGCCTCAAGTTCTTCCATCCTATTTGCGAGATAATAGCTGCGATAAGCACCTCTGAGAATTGATTTTCCTTCCGGTGAATTCTTGTGCGAACTGGGCCGGAACAATAGCATTTTTTCTATCGGCAGATCGATGATCGGCCCGGTCCAAGGCTGTTGCGTCATCCCCTGAATTTCGCCGTTCGGCCCAAAGAACCACTTCAGGATCGTCTCTTGCCCGCGCAATGGAAGGCGGCGCCAACGGATCAGCCCGTCGTCGAACTGGCTCCTTGGTAATTCCATTCCAGTCTGCTGGTCAACGCCAGGCTGACGACCGAGTGATCTCTTGTAGACGATCTCATGCGGTGCATAGCCATAGCTCAGCATCGACAATTGTTCGGTGACGAAGTCTGACCAGGTGTGGCTGCAATCGTCCATGCAGCCCTCGATAAATTCCGCCTGATAAGCGCCCTTCGGCGAATCGTCCGCAGGCTCGACGCGCCAATCTACCTTGCGCATCGCCGAATTGATTGCGAACAAGATCGCGCTGATCGTCGCATTATTGTCCTGCATCTCCCGATAGACGCGCGCCGATTGGCGGCCCATCAGCTGCGGCAGGAATTCCTCTCGCACCCAGCCCGAGAACTGGCGAAGGCCCGAGCTGCCGATATCCTTGAACAACATTCCGTTGTTGAACGTCGGCGCCACACCGAATCCGCCGCCATAGTTCGGGTTGGCGACGGACCGCGCCGTCGACATCGGCGGCTGCGGGAATATTTGCGACGGCGACCGCACCATCGGCACGCCAGCTTTTTCAAAGCTGGTTTCGATCGTCATCCGGTAGCTCATCCGACCACTCCCGGCAGGTTAGACGGATGACTGCTGACGATCGCCCCGGAAAGAACCGCCTCGGTGCCAGACCTGCCGAATGCATAGATCGTCCCGTCGCCCTTATCGGGCGAGCGGTGGATGCGCTTTTTCATATCTTCTTTTTCTTCGGCCGCGATCCCCGATGACTTCAGGCTGTACCGATAGGCGCACAAATCAGCCTTGAGCTCCGGATCGGGCGGCAACGCGACATCCTCGCCGCTGTTCGGATCAAGAGCCTCGCGCAATCCCCAAATCCACTCCGAGCGCTTGTTGTGGAAGCGCAGCTTCGTGTTCTTCGCCAACTTGAAGCTCTTGTTGCTGCCGTTCATCGGCCGCACTACGAAGCCCAGCAGCACGCCCATGTCGACCGGTGACGACCCGATGCCGATCGAATCGATGTGCAGCGGCGCCGACTCACCCGGCTCCATTGCTGAGATCACGTCGCGGATCGTCGCCAGGCCGTCCGGCGTCAGCTTGCCAGGCCTCGTCAGGATCGGCGCCACCCAATTCGAGTAACGCTTGACGATCGTGCTCTTGTCTTTTCCCCCTCGAGCGGGGTCGACGCCGATCTGCGTCAGCGGTCCGCGCGATTGCTTGTCGAGTGGTTTCCAGCGTGCCTGCGCTGCGATGATCCACGCCGAGGGGATCATCTGCCAAGGATGGTCGATCTGCGACAGTCCGAACTTGCCTTTCAGCATCAGCGAGCGCAGCGGCTCCGGCAACGCCTGCAGCGTCTTCTTATAGCCCGTGGCCATATAGACCGGGTTATCCTCGACAAACGACGGAATGAATGTCCGCGACCGCGGCTCGATCAACTCCTGTTCTTCGCCGTCTTTCGGAATCGCCGGCCACCAGAACGGCAATCCGTTCTTTACCTCACGCTCGACGCCGTCGAGCATCGCGAACCACCGCAGTTCGCCTGGCTTGGCTCTCGCGCGCGGATAGGACTCATCCAACCACGGCCCGAAATATCGATTGACCCAGTCTCCCTCGGCATCGGTCGGCGGGTTGAACCCGGTGACGACCCGGCAGCGCTGGCCTTCGCGCGACGTTCTGTTCCAGGCTTTCAGCGTCCTGAATTGTAGTTCGCTAAAATGAGGTAGTTCGTCAAAAGCCTTAAGATCATGCGGCTGACCTTGGTACTTTTTGACATCGTCTTCTGTCTCAACACCGCCAAATTGAATGACCCGTCCATCGTCCATCCGCCAGCGGTGCTTCGTCGAATTGAACTTGCCGTGCCCGGTGAACAATTCGCGCGCACGGTCTTCGATACCTTCCAACTGTGCTAGTTCGCGGCGGAAGATGATCGACTTGTGGTGCGCGGTGTGAGCGAGCCCGAGTTCTAAATCGGTTTTCCCGCCGCCAGCCGCTCCACCGAATCCGAGATCGTCAGCCTCGCTGTTATAGCCCGCTTCTTGCGGGCTCCCCTCGAACGGCTCCCATGGCACGTCTGCTCTCAATAGGGCGTCAAGCTCAGCACGCTCTCGCGGCGATAGATATTCGACAAGCTCTATGGTCTGTCGGCCACTCCAATCGCCAGATTGCTCAAGCTCACTCAATTGAGTTTTCTGTTTTCGATTGCTGGCTTCGGCGGGATGGTAACTGCCTTTTTCTTTTTCGACTCGGCGGTCTTCAGCAGCGCGACGATTCTGGACGTTCGTTCCGCTTGCGTGAGCCCGACAGTATTGAACTCGTTTCCATCATCAGGGCGCCGATCCTCTAAATCCAGACTGACACGTTCCTGAAGACCGAGTCTCGTCTTCAGGAAGAAAATCAGCATCGCGACGTTCGGTAGCACTTCGGCTTTAGCAAGTTGACCGGCCATCGTTAGATGGCTTTTCGGGTAGTATTCGGCCGGTCCGCCGAGCGCCACGCGCGCCGCAGTCTGCCCAAGCATCGCCTGGAATTTTGCGTCCCCGATCTGAAGCTCGGCCGTGTAGTGCTTGCGTAGCGTCATTTTCGACCCGAGGCCGATCAGCGCTGCAATTGATTTTTGCGGGACGCCATACGAGGACAGCGACTCGACGCGCGCGCGGCTTTCAGCCGTCGGGATATGAGGATCGCCACGGCGATCGATGTCGTCGTCCGGCGTTTCCGTTTCATTAACCATTCTCGGGTACTCCAATGTCGATTTTCTAGACCAAACTAGATGGGAGCAAAAATCGACATGCCGAATCGTTGTCACTGCGGCGCCCGGGCGCTGATCTGCGGATGCTGCCTGGCGGGCTGTACTTGCCCGGAACATGGAACAAACCGGCAACTAAAGCCTGATTTGATGCCGATTTATCCACAAATTGCTTTGGAGCGCTCTTGCGGAAAGCGGCAGGCTGAGCCATTCTATTTTGGCTTTAGTAGCCCGCTTTGCTGCGGACAGCCATCGCCGGTTCGGCGATTGCCTTGGAGACGATGACTCACAGATTGTGATCGATGCCGCTCTTGGCGAGCGCCTTCTTGACGATGGCGCGCGCTTCGGCTGCGCGCGCTGCAGGCACCGTCAGAAATATCGTGGTCTTGCTCTTGGGCGCTTGCGGCTCATTCGAAGTGGCTGGCGCTGTCGTCACAAAATCCGATATCGAGAAGCCGGTCAGATCAAGATTGTAGTCGAGCTTCTTCAGCTCGCCCAATTCAAGCGCCAGTAGATCGTCGTCCCACTCTGACAGTTCGCTCGATCTGTTGTCCGAAATTACGATGGCGCGCTTCTGCGCATCCGTGAGCCCGCGCAACACAACAACAGGCAACTCCGCAAAGCCCAACTCGCATGCTGCCAGCGTGGCTCCGTGGCCCGCCAGGATCGTGTCGAACTCGTCGATCAATAGCGGCTTGGTAAAACCGAACTCGCCGATCATCGCCACGAGCGCGCGAATCTGTTCCTCAGAGTGAACCTTGGGATTTTGCGGATACGGCTTTAGGTCTGTGACCTTGCGTCTTTCAGTCTTATCGGCCGGGAACGCCAACCGCGCTGCAGGCGCCGCGACTTGAGATTGTGCCATTCGATAGGTTTCCCCATGCGCTCGGTAACGACGCTGTCGATGTACGCCGCGAACTCGGCGTCGATCGCCGGGTCTTCGAAGTTACACTCGCGCCGGCCGAAGCGACTCCCGTTGAACCGCCTGTCGAAGTCGGACTTGAAGCGCTGCTTGAAGACCTTGATGTCCGGAGAGCGAGGGCAGGCATTCAGCGCGGCGCGCGCCATCGGTCCCAGGGTATCGAAGACCCGCATCTGCGAGTTGCTTTCCTCGGCAACGCTGGAAAACTCGATCTTGATACCAAGGCCGATCATCAGCCGACCGGCAGTTGATCTTCTCGCAATGAGAATTCCACCTGCAGCGTGTGCTTGAGGAAGTCCTCGATCTGTACATCGCTCGTGAGACGCATCGACTGCACATGGGTGCCGCCGGCATCGATATCGTCAGCCAAGCGCCGAAGCGCCGCCGTCATTCTAGCGCGGGTTACCTCTGCGCTGCGGCCACCGCCGACATGCTGACCAGCTACGCCGAACGAATAGGCCTTGTCTGGACCATAGGCATTTGCCTTGGCGCTGAAATCTTCCGGCACAACGGCTACTGTCGCGCCAAGCCCGAGCATCGAAAGCGCCGTGCGGCGTGAAAGCGGATCAGTCATCAGGGGCAACTCCTTTTTCAATCCTCGGCGTCGATCGCCTCAGCGTCTTGGACTTCGCCGCGCATCAGGGGCAGCGTTGACGCTGACGCGCTCGGCTTTGTGACGACGTTAGGATGGCCCGGCAAATACCATAGCCTCTGGCATGCGTCAGAGAAAACATAGTTCGCATTGTAGCCTCGCGGCTCCTGGTGCCGGCGACGCGATCTATTGCCGTCCCGTGTCCATTCGTGCGGCCAGTCCGTCATGAAGCCCGCGTCGATCAGCACCGCGATCACCACGGGATATTGTGCGAACGCCTCAACGTCGCTGCGATGGACCGGATAGCTTTTCTTTTTGAACACGGCCGTTCCTAATAAAAGGGGTGGCGGCCCATTCGCGGCGCCGCCTGCCAAGGGCCGAATCAGCCGCGCAATTTAAAGCGGCGTTGCGCGCTGACCAGCCTAACCCTTCGGCTTCTTGCCGATCACCAGAACCTCGTAAGGTGCGTTCTTCGCGATGATGTGCGCCTTCAGCCTGCCGCTGGTCGCGCCGTTGATCGCATCCATCAGCTCGGGCGACGATGTCCCGATGCCGATCGTATCGTCGATAAACGGCGCTTCGAGCTTCGTCTCCCAATGCGCGGTCTCGAAAGCGTTGTCGAAGTCAAACTTAATCCCGCACATGGTCTCACCCGGGTATTTTCGAGATGATGGCTGGGTCGCTTGTACTTCGCTCGCCAGCGCCACCCCAATTCTCAGCCGACCGGCTCGTTCTGCGGCCGCACGTCGAGCGATTCATAGACCGTGCCGTCAGCTCGCTTCCAGCTCACGAAGCGCCTGCCCTCCCGGGTGGTTTCGCTGCCGGGGACGATCACATCCGGCTTATCATCGTGGAACATTTTCTGGTCGAGCATCGTATGGTCGCGCTCCAAAAAGGAGGCCTTCGCGCTCGGATCAAGCGTCGCCGATGCGACCACGACGCCCGGCATCCTGCGGATCAGATCAGCGATCTGTACCAAGATCGCGCGCTCGGGCGAGGCATCGCCGACCATCGTCCCGGGATCGCCGGGCATGCGCGGCGTGGTGCCGGCCTCGAGTCGCGTCACGCCCACCGGGCCGATGACCGTCGAGACCATCGCGTCGTGGTGATCTTCGAGATCTTTCATCAGCGCGGCCTTCGACTCCTGGCCGGTGACCTGGCCGAGGCGATCCCGGATGGACTTCAGGAACAGGTCAACGCGGTCGCCCACGTTGGGCAGCGTCTTCGCGTGCTGTGCGGCGTCGTCAAATTGAATTGGCATTGTGTGGCACTCCGTCTTGGGATGGCCGGAAATTCGACGCGTCAGGCCTTCGCGTCAGTGAGCGGCGTCAGTCCCGATAACGGGATGCGCTGCTGCAGGTTCCTTTTGCGTGTCGGCCTCGGACTCGATACTGGCGAGAGCCGCGGTGGCCGCAGCCTTCATCTTGTCGTCGCCGTCGCGCTTGAGCGCGGTCAGGTATTCGACGAACTTGCCGCTCGCCTTCAGGAGGTTGCAGGTCGGGCAGAACGGCTTGGACCATTCCCAGTTGCCGTTTCCGGTGTGCTGCTTTTCCTTGATCATCGGCGACTGATGAATCTGGCAGGTCTCGTCTCCAAGGGACATATCAGCCTCCAAGTTTGAGATCAGGATTGTCAAGCAGCTTACCGCTGGCGTCATAGCACCGAGGCCGCACTTCGCCCTCTCGTCTCTTGTCTTTCTCGAGAATCTTTCCGGCACCGCCGCATAGTGTGCACTCAGCCTCGGTGACCTTCACCGACAGATGCGCGCCGGGCATTATCGGCACAACGCCATGTCCAAGGCAGCGCGGGCACCTCATGCTAGTGCTCCGGTTGCAAGCTGGCGCGGCCGAAGCCGGTTCTCATCCTTGATCGTCGACAGGACATCGCGCTGCCGATCGCGCAGGCCGCGCTTGTCGGCCCACTCGCTCATTCGGCGAAGTGCCTTGCGGACGTTGATCACATCGCGGTCGTTGTCGCGGACGCAATCGACGTTGTGGCGATCAAGCAGATGCTCGCGGAGCGCGCCCAGCAGCAGCGCGTTGACGTCCATCAGCATCTCGACATCGGCCTCGAGAACAGCCACGCGGCCTTCGAGCCGCTCCGATCGCTTGCCGAGCAACGCGCTATCGGCGAACCCGCCGACCGACTGCATCCGCTTGATGGTGTTGTCGACGATGCCGAGCCGCGACTTCAGATCGTTGATCTGCTGGTCGATCGTGGTGGGCTTGCGGTCAGTCGCCATACGGCACCACCGCGACGGTAAACACGAGATGCTCGATCTCGGTGACCGACACCGCCATGTAAAGCTTGTTGCCGCAGGCGATGTTGAAAGCTTTGCCGACCGAGAATGCCGCGCCGATGTCGTCGGCTAGCAGCACGTCACGAGTCTTAAAAAACTGATAGCCGCCAGTGAGCAGCGGCGCTTGCAGCGCGTCAACCGCAAGATCGTGGTGGATCGGGCGACCAAGAGCTTCGACAATATCGGCGCGAATGTCGTCCGCTGTTTTTTCTTTCGGCCAGTCGATCTGCGGCGCAACCAAGCCATCGACAATATCTAGCATGGAGTACGTCGCTAGCGTGCCCGGCGTGACCGGCACAAAGTGCATGGGCCAGCCACCCTCGAAATAGAACGGTTCAACTTTTCCTGGCAGCGATCCACCGGGCCAGGAGTCCAAGCGCTCCATGGGCTTGCTCAGTATGTCAGCCTGCGAACCAAGCTTTGGATTGAGCGACATCACTGTTCCCCCGGCCGAATGATCCGCGGCCGTTGCGGCATCGTCAGCTTCTTGCCGCTCGAGATCGCTTCGTCAATCCGAAGCCGCTTGCCGCCCTCGACCACCAGCATCTTGCCGATGTCGACCGCCATCTGGTTTTCAAAAACATACGTCGATTCGTTCGGCGTGTCAGGATCCAGCACCATCACGGTGCCCGGCAATCCCGCAACATGGCCGACGCTGAATTTCGTCGCCGGCGTCGCCGCCACGAGCTCGCTGCCGTTGGCGCGCGAATTCTGCCGCATCTGATTGAGGACGCCCTTGACGCCCAGCGCAAAGTCGCCGAGCGCCTCCAGCGAGGGGAAGTGAAGCCGAACCTGCTGGCCGGTGATCGTCCCGACGACGATCGCGCACTCGTTGCCCAAAGGATCGGCGCCATGCGCCAACGTGTCCCTGATCGAAAGCGTCGGCAGCTTCGCCTCAGCATGCAGATGTTTCGCGCAATCCGCTAGCGTGTTCACCGCATGATCTCCGCCTGCAGTCTCGTGAGAGCGCCTTCCGCCGTGGCTGCAAATTCAAAATGACATTCCATATTAGAAGGCACATCCATCGGACCATCGCCAAGATGTTCCGATTTGGCGCACCACGCAATAAAGCCAGCGGATTGGCGGCAACGCCTCACCCTAAAGTACCAGCCACGTAGCCGCTCTCGCTTCTCCTCGTACCAAATTTCCTGCAACTGGTGCCGTAGACCAGCCCAATCTGTGCTCTCGGACTGCGCTTGCGGATTGTGCTGACCGTTCGCGCCCTCGCTCATGCCGCGTTCCTGATCTCGGCCAAGCGCTGATGCAGCGCGGCTAGCTCAGCCTTGGCTTTGGCCATCTTGCGGTTCAGCGATCCGAGTTCGTCGATTATCATCTGCTCAAGCAACTCCGCGCCGGTCATCTTGCGCCCTGGCGGCGAGACTGGTCGGCGTTCGGCCCCGGCATACGGAACGAGCTTCGGTCGCATCTCGCATTTCCTTTACGAGGTCCAGAATAAAATCTCGCACAATCGGCCGGCGCTGATAAGCGCCTGATGCCCCCGATGGATTAACTAATGTTGATTAGCAAATCAAATTCTGCCGAGCAACAGCAGAATGAGCAGGATAACCACAACGAGGCCCAAGCCGCCGCCGACGCCATAGCCGCCACCGTAGAATGGCGACCCACCGATGCCGCTGAAGCCGCCGAGCAGGGCGATCACGAGAATGATCAAGATGATGGTTCCGATCGACATCGGGGTTCCTTTCCGCCCGCGCTCCGCGCGCGCCAACTCCCAGCGCTACCGCTTCTCACGCCGATGATCTCGCGGTCGCCATATGCCGACGCAACGATGCCCGGGGATTTGCATCCCGGGCACCGTGCGGATCAGCAGACAGAGGGAGGTCGAAATACCGGCTAGGGCACTTCGCGGGCGCATTGAGTGTCCGGAACTGTCCGCTTGTCAAGAGGGGAGACCGGGTACGAGAACCGGGTACGGAGCCGGGTACGGAGCCGGGTACGCGGTACATTTTGGAGGTTATGGCATTGAAAATGCAGAATTTATTTTTCGTACCCGGTTGGCGCAAAAATATTTGCATTGTGGCGGCTATTTGGCGCGATGCGCGGGGAACGCCGGTGCTGGCCCGGGCCTACCGCGCTCATGCGCCGGATCGCTTCCGATGCCCGTCAGCGGCCTCGCCCGCAGCTCCCGGCAGCATTCGCGCATGATCTCCTGGCCGCACAGCAGCCGCGCCAGTACCGCGCGCACCTTGCTGCCTGGCCACACCTCCAACAACTGCGGTTGGATCAGCCCGAGCCGCCGCGCTATCGCGCGCGCCTCGCCATCCCAAAGCCGCTCGATCAACCGCGAGCAGCACAGTTCGTCGCGATCGGGTTCCTGATCAATCCGCTTATTGATGATGGTGCCATCGGGGAACACCACCAGCAGATTGCTATGGTAGATCACCGCCGGATGATCACGCCACTTAGGATGCACGGCCAACCACACCTCGGGCAGGTAGAAATTATATTCGCGCATCTGAAGATCCAGCCGGCCATCGCCGATGCTGTCGCGCGGCCCCTTGATCTCGATGCCGACAATGTCGCTCGCATAGACGAACGCCAGATCGACGCGGCGGTTGCCCAGCGCGAGCTCGTGGATGACCCGGACGTCGGTGCCGCGGCGCTCCGCCATCCAGGCAATCAGCGCCACGCGCATCGCCTGCTCGGCCTTACCCGTGTTGCGACGGTCAGTCATGGCTTGAACGTCACCGCGATATGCCGACTCAGCGGCAGCGGGATTTTCGCGATCATGGCGCTGGCAAATTTTCGGCCCGGAGATCCGCTTCGAAAGCGGCGCATGAGGGATGGATTATCGGGGCCAAACCAAGTGCCACCACACTTCAACCCGTCCGCAGCAGTTGCCGTGAAACCACGTTGCCACATCGGGTCTCTACCATCTGGATTCCGACCCTTCCCGCTCGTGGTGTTGTGGGCAATCTTGAACCATGATCCGCCGTTGTTCTTGATCGCCTGCTTGCCTGCAGCACACGTAAAATCCTGACCGCGTTTCGTCCGATCGCTCCAATTCAGGCCGGGAGCTTTCACTCCGGTATGCGCCACAGCGGCCGATTGAAAAGATTTGCCGCTGCCGTCAAAACGGAATGAGGGCACCTTCGGCATCGCCGGCATCGCCGGCATCGCCGGAACGTCGCCCCACAGATAAAAACTCCCAAAGGATGCCCGGGCACGTCCGACAAACTTCTGCGCACCGCGCACGTTCTCAACAATGAGCGGAATATGCCGTCCGGCCGCTTCGCAGGCTTCGCGCTGGATTCGGAAGCACGCGTCGAACAGCTCATTGCTCGGCGGCGGCAGGGCCTTCGCCTTTTTCCATGGCATCGCGCGGTAGCTGTACTCTTGGCACGGAGGCGAAGCGACGATCAACGCGGCGTGCCGGAATTGCGAGCCGTGCAGCGTCCGAACATCTTGGAGGATCAACTCGCCAGGATACCGATGCTCTCCATATTCGTGCCGCTCAATGTCGTAGCCGATCACGCGCCAACCTTCGCCGAGCAAGCCTTCGGCCCAACCGCCGAGTCCGCAAAATAAATCTACGGCGAGCGGGCGATCATCAACCGCCAACAGAAGATCAATAGCAGTCGGCGTTCTCACCGTTGCGCCCCGCGCTCCGTGTGAAACAAGATCACCAGCTTCGCATTGTGCTCGTCGCCGGATAGGCCGTACAGCACAAGCGCCAGCAAGAACGGGTCGATGCCGAACCATCGCCAGAACGCGAGCTCGTTCATCGAATGCTGGATGTCGTGATGGCCTCGACAAAGAGGCAACAACCAATGATCGTCCGCAGTCTCGCCGCCACCTAGTTCGCGCTTGCCGTGCAGTTCGCTCGCCGCGCGGATGTGCGCGGGATCGACCACGCCAAAGAGGAACGGCTTGCGGTCGCCGTTGCGCGCGCCAGGGATAGGTATCGATCGTGCCGGCGAGACACAGCACACGCACGGCAGGCGCTTGATGAAGCTCTTGTGGCTTTCGCGGCGCTCGCGCGGCCGGCGGAACGGCTGCAGCTGGAAACCGCCCTCGGGGACAATGCGCGCCATCTACATCTGCCTCCGCTTGATAGTTTCGGCGGATGCGGTGTCAGCGGCTTCCAGTTCGGCAAAAATCTTAATCGCCTGCTCTAGATCGGCGAATGTGTCGTCGAAAAACAGACGCAAAGCCAAGCTCTGAGCGCTCTCGCCTTCTGGCCATTCCTCCATCATGATTCTGGCCATCTCGGCCGCGCGTTGGGTTGCCATCAGATCGCCATCCTGTATTGCCCGCGCGCGGTGCGCTCGCCGACGCGCTGCAGGATCTTCCGGACCTGCTCGCGCGCAAACTTGCGCCCTTGCGCCTTGTGATGAAATCGAACTGCCTCCCACACGGCGGCCACCGCCACCGGGCCTTCGGCCTCGGTCAGCACGCCAACGATAAGCTCGCACCATGTGACATCCCGGAACGCGGCACCGAGAACGCTGCGGTTCCAGATCAACGGAATGAACTGGCCGGCGATACCGCTGGCCCGAAGGATGTCCGCGTTGTCGTCCCCATAGGCGATCAGCGCGGTCGGCCCGCCGGCATTGCCCGGCGCACGGTCGCCCGCCAAGAACGTCTTGCCGCAGGCAGGCCGACCGTTGACCCACTTCAGCTCCGAATAGCCCTCGCCGATGTGGAAGTGGATGCGGCCGAACATCAGCAGCACCGCGTGCGCGCGTTGCCAGATGGAGCGAACCCACGCCGCGGTCTCTGTGCGCGCGAAGATCAGCCACGTCCCGTTGCCATGATCAGCCGCGCGCGAAAGCCATGGCTCGATCTCGCCGGTGCCATAGGGCGGATTGCCGAAGACGCGCCATTCCGGCGGCCACTCTTTCGACAGGCCATCGTCGAGAATTGTATAGGTTCGGAGCGCAGTTGGGTAAGGCTGTTCAATCGGTGCACAAGGATCGAGCCCGTAAGATTGCCAGCCGCCTGTCCGCTCGATCGTATCGGGCGGCGTCAACCATTCGACAGTGCGTGACGCTTGGGATTGATGCCCACCGATGCCCTTAGAGTTCGCCATGGGCCATCCTGTCGCAAAAGTCGTAAAGCGTTTCTATCTGGTCGAACCAGACGACGTCTTCGCCGCCGACCGTGCCGTTCACGGTCCCCTTCATTATTTCCTCGTAGCCCGCTCGAAGCTTTGCATTTTCTGGAATCAGCTGGCTGACGCGCCGCGCGAGCGCGCAATCGACGCGCCTGATGCGTTCCTCGTCCGGTTTCTTAAGAGCGGCGAGTTCAGCCTGCAGATCGCTGTGGCGTTTCATGCATCTGGCTAGCGCGTCAGAATATCCTTTGAGTTCGTAGGCTATCCTCGGATGGCACCACAAGAAAATCCTCACGACTGTAGTCCGGATGATGCCATAGCCGAGAAACCGCGGATCGAGGCGCTCGCCGATCATGTTGGAGCCCTTCCATCGCGCTTGAGGCCTTCAACAATCACTTTAACGGCCTCCTTCCTTTGTCGGTAGAAGGTCTGCCGCTGGACTCCTAATTGCACACACTTTTTCGATATCGGGACGCCCCACGCGCGCCACATCGATCCAAGGTTCACAAACATCGGAAGATCGGTCGGCAAGCCACTGAGATATCTCGCTGACCACGCCAGCGCATCCTCCATGCGCCGAACTTCCTCAGTTGATGGTGGGCCTTCTGATCGAATGAGCCGTCCGATGGCCTTGCGCAGCGATCGGTTGCCCGCCTGGGCGACCAGATCGGACATCTCGCGGACGATCGCCGGCATGGCGTTGCCGAACTGCCGCGGCCCGCGGTGGCGATCGGCTGTGCGGAACAGCGTCCGGAAGGCCTCGTCCATCCGGGCTTCGACCAGCTGCTCGGTCCATTCCGGCCCGCGTACCGATGCCCGGGCCACACGGGCCCGCTCAGCGGCCTTGCGTCGGCTGACGGACAGATCATCATCTGTCCGGACAATCGCCCTTGTGGCGAACGCTGAGGGCGCACTGGCGGCCTCGGCAATCTGTTCGGCGGTCAGTTCGGGGACTTCCTCGGGCAACGGCGCCAGCACATCGTCCGGATCGATATCGGCGCGCCGGCCCGTCGCCGCATCAAGCGGCCACTGGCGTTCCTTGAGCCGTTCCTCGATCCGCCGCTTCTGCCGACCAGCACGCTTTTGCGGCGGCAGATGTGTATCGGTCGTCAGCCAGGCGGTTGCCTTCTGGTCGGGCGCAGGCTTGGGCGGCGGCAACTTCCGGCTGGCGAGCTTGCGCGCGCGGGCGGCTTCACGTAGCGCCTTGGCCTCGGCCTTTCGGCGACGACGATCTTCCCGCGCGTTTTTCAGTTCGCGCTTGGCATCTTCCGTTGGTGGTGTCCGTTCGACCATTTCCATTTCCGCATCGCTCCCTATCATAGGTCCAAATTTTCCTGGCGCATCGGCCTCGGCGCTTCGATGAACAAATCCGGCCGCGCCAGCGCGTCGGCGATGCGGCGGCAGGCGACCTCAAAATACTTCGGCACGATCTCGATGCCGATGAACTTGCGGCCTAGTTTGACGGCGGCAACGCCCGTGGTGCCGGAGCCCATGAAGGGGTCGAGGATCAGAGTCGCAGTGGGGGGTAGGAGCTTTATACACCATCGCATCAAGTCGACCGGCTTTTGAGTCGGACACCAGCGCTCTTTGCCGCCGCCTTTCTCACTCGCTTTGCAGATGCCTTTCCACAAATGCGAGAAGATGCGATCTTTACCGCGCCCTTTTTGCCAAGCGAACTCGACATCGGAGAAACTATCGAACGCTTCCATCCCGGCTAACTTATCCCACGCGAGCCAACAGCCGTGAGGCAAGCGCGACGCATAATGATTGCCTCCCCACAAGATGACCTCTTCAAAGTCCAAAAATGGCGCGGGATCGAAGGGCTCGGTGTCACCCTCGATTGCTTCAATATTCCTAACGTGGTGTTTGCCCTTGCCGCCTGATCCTTTGCTGTAGCCAATCCCATATGGCGGATCAGTCACCACGGCATCGACCTTGCCAAGATCAGGCAATATCTCCCGGCAATCTCCGAGGTAAAGCGTAACGCCTTCGGCGAGATGTTCGACGCGCGGGTTCATCAGAATACACTCCTCGGCGGACCGCCAAAATCATCCTCGGTTTCGCCCGGCGCCAGGATCGGCTTCGCTGCCGGCTTAGCTCTAGCGATGGGCGGCCACTGCAAGCCCTTGCCGTAGACTCGCTTTCCGGTCGGCCAGACATAATGAAGCATCCTCGGTTTCGGATCAGTGTCAGTCGGGTCGACCATCGAGGCAACGCCGATCACCCGGTATGGGCGAAGGTCTTCGCGGAAGCGGCGCGTCCGCGCCTTGATCCGATTCCGATATTGTTCCTTCGTCTCGTCAAGTTCCTGCGGGTCGCTTTTTTTGTATTCGTTTCCAAGATCAGCCCACTGCACAACCCGCGTCACGCTCTGCGGCAGTTTCAGCGCGGCAGGCGGCGGCGTGCCCATTTCGTCGATCGCGCTGAGCAGCGCCTGGAACACCGCAGCATGGTTGACTGTCAGTGCGAAACCTTCCGGTCGGTCTTTGCGATTTGATGCCCCGGCCTCAGCTGCGGCGGTGGCGCTGACTGGATCGACAGAGACCATCGACGAGATATCGTCGCCATCTTCGTCGACGCCGATCACGACGCGATGAAGCACAAAATCAAACCTCAGGGTGTCATCGCCGTCGCGAACCTTGTCCGTGCTGATGCGGCGGACGACGCGGCCCTCATCGTCGCGCCGTTCCACTTGTTTCTTTTCATCGGAGTAGGACCGCTTGATCAGCAGGGCAACGTCGATGCCGTTAAAAAACTGCTCGTTGCCGCGGTGGCGGCCTTCCTGATTCGTATGGCCGACAATCCACAGCGGGCAGGTGGTGCCATCGCGAACGGCGCTGTAATTGGTCTGGATGCGCGCCACATCTTCGCTCTTGATCTCGCTCGAGCCGCGCGTTGCCGCGTTGTGGGTATCGATCACCGAATGCGAAAGCGGCAGCTTGAAATTGCGGGATATCTCGACGATCTCGGCGGCAACGCCCTTGGCGTCGTCTTCGCTGGCGTACAAACCCGGCGGCCGCGTCAGCCAGGCGAATGAATGAAGATCGGCGTGCGTCAACCCGTGGTATTGCATATAGGCACGCAGCCGGTTCTCGAATCCTTCGGAGCCCTCATAGGTCAGATAGACAATCCCGCCAGCTTCGACTCGGCGGCCGCCGTAGTCTTTCCCGAAGTGAACATGCATGCACATGTTCAACGTCTCGAAGGTCTTGCCCGACTTGGTCGGCCCCATGATGAGCGTATCGATGTTTCGCGGGACCAAAAATTTTATTCGCCATGGGAACTGCCGGGCCGGCGCGTTCAGGTCGCGCGCGGTCTTCGCGCCATATCTCGACTTATAAGGCTCTGGCACCCACGGCTTCAGCGAGTCGACGATCTCCAGCAATCTCGCACGATCACCAGCTGCACCATCGCGCCAGTCCTTCACGTCGCCCCGCTCCGGACACGACGGCCAGATTGTTTTGAAATTCAGCACGCGGACATTGCAGCCGCGATCTTTCAGCATCGGCGCGACCTTCGCGGTGCGCTCGGCCCCGGCACGCTTGCCGGTCTTTGGATGGGGCGGGTCGTTGTCCTCAAGGATCACAACGTCGGCAGCGCCGCGGAAAAACTCTGCCATGTCGGTCGAGAAATTGCCGGCGCCGCCGGTGTTCGATACCGCGAGCAATCCCCATTCTTTCAAAACGTCGACGTTGCCTTCACCTTCAGGCAGAAAAACAATGCGCTGATCTTCCGGCGGCTCTTGTATCTCGTCGATCACGTCGTTCGCGTTGTAAAGCCAGTGATCGACATTGCCGGCCGCTTCGAATGTCCGCAACTCGTAGCCGCCCGTGGCCTTCTTCTCGTCGTCCGCACGGACCCAATCGCCGTCCTTCCGCCAGCGCAGAAATTCAAACGGCTGGCCGGTCTTCCGATCAATGAAGTCGAGAGCCCAAACGAACGTCCCATCATTGTCAGGTGATGGTCGGCGCTGACTCGGCTTCTTGAAGATCTTGCCGTTTTTATTTACCGCCCACGAGCCGTCCGCGAGCCTTTTTTGGAAGCGGACCGTTTGGTAGAGGACCGAATTGTCCGGCGCTTTGATGTCCCAGACTTGGACGATCTCGAGCTTTCCATCTGGCGGTGAAGCTTGCGCTCCATCACCGCTTTGAGGCCGATCTTCTCTAGGCGCGTCAAAATGTTCGCTTGCGCCGTTTCCAGATTTCCGACCTTGCGATTTTCCGCTTGAACCAGTTGAAGATGTAGATCGACCAGGTCGGCTTCTGAGTACGACGCCAGCCTCCTGCGCGAGGGTTTCGATCGCCGCGACTTTCGTGAGACCTGCGTACCTCTCGACGAAGTCGAAAACATCGCCTGCTTTTTCGCCGCCATTGCCGAAGTCCTTCCATATCTGTTTTGAATTGTTGACCGTGAACGACGGGTTGTCCGCTACGACATACTCACTGCCGCGCTTCACCAACTTGAAGGTGCGCCCGACCACATCGGACAGCGTGAGCCGATTTTTTATCTCCTGAAGCTGTTCCCTGTTGGCGTCGAATGCCATCAAGCACCTTTGCGAGAGCGTGGCCGCTCGATTCTATTCTTGGCGATGGCCACATATTTCGCGCTCAATTCTATCAACGTGGATTTTCGACCGGTTGCGGCTGCGACGACTCCCACGGTGCACGAGCCGCCGAACGGATCGAGAACCCTGCCGCCTTCTGGACACCCAGCCTTGATGCACTTGGCCACAAGCGCTTCCGGGAACGTAGCAAAGTGAGCGGCCCTGTATGCTTGCGTCGGTATCGACCACACGTTGCGGCTATTGCGCGTCTTCAATAAATGACCGCTGATAGCTTCGTGAAACGAAGCGTTCGCCCGGATGCCGCTGCGCGGCTTCGCTGATTTTGGCGATACACCGGGCGCCAACTTTCTGGCTACTGGCACGCGGTCAATCAACATTCGGCTGTTTCGCCCAACCGACGACCTTGGATGGGTGTTCGGACTTACAGGCTCGGCAATCGCGCGCGCGTTATAAAAATATCGCTCGCATTTTGTGAGCAGCCAAACCTTCTCGTGCGCAACGGCTGGCCGATCCATGATTGATTCCGGCATCGCGTTGGGTTTGTGCCAGATGATCTCGCTGCGAATCCACCAGCCATCATCCTGCAGGGCGATAGCCAGTCGGTTTGAAATCATGCACAGGTCTTTTGGTTTCAGATAATCGCCAGCGACCACACGACCGCCGCTGTCAATACGGCACTGCCGATCGGCAGCAACAAACTTCCCGCGCGGCGTACTGTGCATCGGCTCATAGATCGGGCCGACGGTTGAAAACGGCTTGTCTCGGAACGTTCGGTCATCATTTCCCTTGGCCTTCGTGTCCTGCGCGCTTCGGCCGTTCGGCGCAGCAGCGTAGCAATCACCGTAGTTGAGCCATAGCGTCCCCTCGGGCTTGAGAACACGTCTAACCTCGCGCAGAACTTCCACGAGCGCTGCGATATGATCGAACAGCGTGCGCTCCGATCCCATTTGCCCGCGGATGCCGTAGTCCCTCAGCCCCCAATATGGTGGCGATGTGACGCAGCAATCGAAGGAGTTGTCGTCCATACATCGCAACGCGTCTAAGGCGTCCCCTGTTATTATCTCGACCGCGCCACCGCGTAAAAGAATGCGCTTCACGAAAGCTCCCTCAAGCAAAACCCCATTTTCGGAATTTCTTTCATCTGAAGGCCGATGCTGACAAGCTTCGGGTTTAACACCGAGACCATGCCGATCAGAAAATCACGCGCCGGGATTCCGGGCTGGCGCTCGTTCTTAAACGCGTGGCCCATCAATCGGCTGTAATCGAGGAATCCGCTGTCGATGATCACGCCCAGCGCGCTGACGACGCGCCACTCCTTGTTGAGCAATTTGATCTCGCGGCCCTTGTGTTCGAAATGCCGTTCGCCGTTCGACGCGGCGGCAATCGGTGCTGGCGGCTTTGCCGCGTTCGGCGCTTTCTTCTCGGCCACCGACACGCTCGGCACCGCGCCCGCCGCCTTTGGCAGGCCGTATCGTTCATGCGGCAGCTTTTCGATCACGCCAGTCTTGGCCGCGTAGAACAGCGCCGAGGTCCAGGCCGGTGGCGCCGAGGGCCAGTATTTTTCGCGCACGAAAGCCAAGATGCCGGGTCCAGTCAGCGGGGTTCCCGCAGCGCTGATCGCCTCGACCGCCAGATCGGAATTTGACGGGATGCCCTCGGGACGGCCCTTGCTTGGCCGGCCACCCATGTTGGGCCTTTCCTGCGCGGCGGGCGCGGTGCTGGGCGCTCCAGCCGGCTTTGGGGCTACCGAAGCCGGCTTTAGCTCAGGGCGCGCCGGCGGCGCTACGGCCGCATGTGGCGGGGCCTTTCGCGGCGGCTCCAGCAGCTTTGACGGCTCTTCGCGGAGCATATCCCCAACCTTCGTCAGAATTTCCGCCCGGGCATCCGCGACGCCGCGCTGATATTCGGCCTGCATGAGCTTGATGAGATCGTCAAATCCGATGGCGTTGCAGATTTTTTCGAACAGGTCGTCATCGTCAGGGTTATCGGTCATCGCTTCGCCCTTGGTTTGTCGGCCGCTGTAACCCGTTCCAATTCCTGTCGCTCAAGCCATTCGAGCAAATTCTTTAGATCGCACATCACCGCGTACTCTCGTTTCCAGCCCGGCAGCACTGATGCCGGATCCATCGACTCGCGCGCCTGAAAAGACCGCATCCGTTCCTGAATGAACGCGAACATGCGATCGCGCGGCGGCCCTGCCATCTCCCACCAATTGAGTTCGGTCGCGTCAGCCACGAAGCTCCGTCTCCCAATGAAAGAGCGCGATCAGCATCGCCTCAGCGCGGTCAGCGGTGTTTTTGAATTTCAGAAACGGAGCCATGCATGGCCATTTCTGCAATGCTAACTGCCGAGCCTGTTCCTTGCCTTCTAAACCGCCCCGGAGTTTGAAATGTTTTTTCCATCGTGCCGGCGGGACGACCGCCGTAGGGATGTTGAACAGAAGCGGGATGGCCTTCAGGACCTTGTACGTTCCGCCGAACGCAAAAGCGCTTGTCGCGCCCATCGAACGGCGCTCGCCGGTTTTCTTGTCCGGGATCGATGGCATCGGGGTGACTTGCTCGATGATCGCGGAGTCCGGCTGCATCTGCAGCATCCAGTCGCGGAAATTCAGCGCGTCGATTTCGCGCTGCTTGTCAGCGCCGATGGTTGGAAGGTCGATCAATCCTCCCGGTTCTACGGGCACAACTGCGCCACAGACGAACAGGCAGGAACTCCCATTGATTCCCGGATCGATGGCAAGAAGCCGATGCATGGCGGCCTCAATGCGGCTTGTGTTCGGGTCCGCGCCCGATTTTATTCAACGCGTCGTTCTTGATCTTCTCGACGGCATCTTCTGCGGCGCTGGCGCCTGGCTGACGAAGATGCGACGGTCGCGGGTCAGGTTCGCCGTCTTCGTCCTTGCCGCGCGGGACACCATTGACGTCCTTCGCGCCGACCTCACCGACTCCGAACATCCGCCCCTGCAGATTTGCGTGCTCGTCGAGTTTGAAAAATTCCCGCAGCTTGTCGAAGTTCGCGAGATAGGCCGCGAGCTTTTCGGATGCGATGGATTGATTTTTTGCTTTTCGGAACGCGTCGGCGAGCTTCTTTACATCCTTGAAGGCCGACAGATTGAGATGCTTGCCTTTGGCGACCTTGGCGGCATCCTTGTAGACATCATTCGCCTCGTCGACGGTTTCCTTCGCCAGATCATACGCCGAATTAAAAACCTTGATCGTAACATCGGCCGGCGTGCGAATCTCTTTGCCGCTCGGCTGCTGATCTGATTCGACGGTGGATCGCTTTGGCATGGTGGTCTCCCTGAAAGGTGCCAGCCCCGAGCCGGGCTGGTGGCCCGGGGCTGACTATTGCCTGCAACGCGGTTGCGCCAACGTCGCATCGGCAATTCATGTTTCGAGGGGTGTGATGGTGCGCAACCTCACTGACCGGAATCGGTCGGCGCCTGTCATGCGCCTGATATATTTTTCCGTCAAGGCGGTATTTCTGTTTTGCGATTCGGGCGACGGAAGAGCGCGCCTTACGCGCGCGTGCTCTATCTAGCAGTTGAGCAAGCTGAGATACTGTAAGGTAAACGCGCCTATAGAGGCGCTTACCGCTCTTTCTTTCAAATGCCGCGCGCGAAAGAAATTGGCGATATTTATTTTTGCGAGTCAAGGGGTACGCAAACCGGGTACGCGGGCGGGTACATGCCGGGTACGCGGTACGAATTTTGGCCTAAGTCATTGAACTGTGGCGGAGATTTTTTCGTACCCGGCTGGTGAGGCCAGAATGCCAGTTTCCACATTTATTTTTGCCGAGGCTGGCGAAGGGGCTGGCGCTAATTCAATTTTATCTATAGTTGGGGGACAGCGACTCATTCGCCATGGAGCCCTGACCCATGATTACTTACTACGGCATCCCCGGCAGCAACCTTGTCAAATTCGGCAACAGCGACGACCACAAGATGGCCGAACCGTTGCCGATTCGGTGGGACCTCGCGCAACACGGCACGTTCGCATGGGGCCATCTGACGGTCGGCACCAAGGAAGTCCCCGCGCACGTCCCCGGCGCCGCGCAAGTCGCGCTGGCGCTATGCGCCCACGCCCTGGCCGATGATCGCCGGGCGCTGGCGCTGTATCAGCGCTTCAAGATGCGCGCGATGGACAAGTGGAAGGCCACCGAGCCGTGGGCGATCACCGTCGAGGAGATCAGCGCGGTTTGTGATCAGATCGAACTCGATGCGCAGGCGACCGAAAAGGAGCGGATTGCTGCGGACAAAGACCGGCCGCCGGTCGAGCGGGAAACCGGCGGCGCCGACTTCGGCAAGGGAGGCGTCGTTTGGGATACCGACGAGCGCGGAAGACCAATCAGCAACGGAGAAAAGTGATGGCCCTGACAAAGAAACAAGCGGATGCCCTCTCGGTCCTGGAGACCGAGGTCAATCTTCTTGCGAAGTCCCGCAAGATCCAGACCGACGCCGATCGCGCGCTCGTCAACCTGATGATTCGGATTATCGAGACCGAGTTGTATGGCGAGCCGAAGACCGTGCCGCTGAGTTCGCACCATGTCTAAGGGCGCGCTCGACGACATCGCGCGGCTAAAGCGCATCCGCTACGAGACGAAGGGCGCTGGCGCCCTCCGCGCGACGAAGCCGATCAAGCCGCAACTCGAAAAGCTTCGCAAGGATATGGCGAAGGCCACCAAGCGCGGGAAAAAGAAGGGGCGGCGATGAACCATAAGATCGTGCTGATGGCTGCTGCGCTGCGCGCGGCTAAGCGAGTTATCGCCGATGAGCGGCGAGCGCAGTTCGATTGTTTCACGATCGCGCCAGATCGCTCTTATGACCAGATGTGCGCTAGTGAACGCGCTGCCATCAGGCGCTTTGACCGCGCGATCAAGAAAATTAACGAGGCGCTCCGATGATCGACCCGGGATATCGCAAGTCGGTGGTCTATCCGTTCCTGTATGTCATCGCGCCAGCGGCATCGATCATACTGATCGCGGTCATCACGCTTGGAGTCGCCCGATGAAATCGCGACCGCTCTTACCATCACGATCCGTAGATGTAACCGCGCTGCACATGGAATTAGTGCGCGATCTGTCGGCCGTCGTGAATGCCTTTAACCATGCGCATCCCGAGGTTGATACGGCCGAAGTCATGGCGTGCCTCGGGACAACGGCTGGCGCTTGCATATCGTCAGCGCCGACCGAGAGCGAAAGAACGCGCGCTCGGGACAGCGTCGTCAGCAGCCTCGATAAAGCGATCGAGGATTTTTTGTTCGCGCGGGAGAATCGGCAATGAAGAGCCGCCATTGTCCATTTTCGTATCTCGCCACGCCGCAGCAACCATGTTGGGGCGACGACGTGTTTTACGAGATCACTGAGGACGGCGGAGAAATCTACACGTGCGAAGGCCACACGATGTGCTCGCTTTGGCTCGGGACTAGCGACGAGGAAAACATCAACCGATATCAGGTGGAGGCAAAACCATGAAAGCCGACGTTCCGCGAGAGTATAATCTTATCGAGCTACGTGCCGAAAACTTCAAAGCGCTGAAGGCCGTCCGCATCACGCCTGACGGCGGCATCTTCAAGATATCGGGGAGGAACGCCGCTGGGAAAAGTTCGGTTTTAGATGCTGTCTCGGCTGGCTTGGCTGGCCGCAAGGCCTTCCCGAAAGAGCCGATCCGACAGGGCGCGGAGGAAGCCATCATCGAACTGGACTTCGGCGGTCTGCAGCTGAAGCGCCGGATTACCCGCAAGGATGGCGGTGGCTTTACCGATACGCTGACATTGCAGTTCGCGGACGGCAAGCGGCCGAAGGAGCCGCAACACATTCTCGATACTTTGCGGGGATCGCCGATCGCCGACGATCCAATTGCGTTTGCCAGGCTTAAGCCGAAGGACCGTTATGATCTGCTCAAGCAATTGGTCCCGGACTTCGACTTCGACGATCACGCAGAGAAGCGCCGCGAACTGTTCGACGAGCGCACGGCAACGGGCCGCGAATTTGAGCGCGCCAAAGGCTTCGCGGAGTCCATCGTTCTGCCGCTGAATTGCCCGACGACATCGGTCGACGTCACCGAGTTGGCCGCAAAGCTCCGCGAGGCCGGCGAGCACAACAACAAGCTAGAACGGCGCACCCGCCGCCGGCAGGAGTTGGCGGCGAATATCGAAACTGCTCGCGATGAGGCCGACCGGAAGACAGCGCAGGCAAACGCCCTGATGAGGGAGGTTGAAGCCCTGAACCTTCAGGCGGCGGCAGATGAGGCCACGCTGAAGAATGCTGAGCCTCTCCCCGACCCGATCAGCACCGCGCTAATCGAACAACAGATTGCCGACGCGGATACCCGCAACAACGCAGCGCGGCGCGCCGGCGAGAAGTCCGCGGCCATCGCCAAGCGCGACAACCTCGAAAAAACCTATGACGATCTGACCAGCAAGATCTCGGAGTCCGACAAGGCCAAGGCCGAAGCGATCGCCCAGGCGAAGCTTCCGGTGCCTGAGATCACCTTCGGCGAGGACGATATACTTTTGGACGGCCTGCCGTTCGATCAGGCGTCCACCGCGCGCAAGATCAGGGTCTCGACCGCGCTGCTGATGGCGCTGAAGCCAAGTCTGCGCGTGCTGCTGGTCCGCGAAGGTTCCCTTCTCGACCGAGATGCGCGCGCCGCCCTCGAAGCCGACGCCAAGGCAAACAACTTCGTGGTGCTGATGGAATGCGTATCAGAAAGCATCGACGGCGACGGCGTGATGATCGAAGACGGGGAGATAGTATGATGTCATCGACCGCGCCCATGACACGCGAAGAACTGCTGCCGTGCCCACTATGTAATGGGAAATCTGATATCATATTTCCCGATACCGATGCCGAAATCTTCTGCACCGAATGCGATCTCACACTTGAGTCTAGAAGTGGCGAGACCATCAATCAACTCAAATCGCGATGGAACAAGCGCATTCCTGCCCAATGTGTGCCTTCGCCGCCAGAACCCTACTGGCTTCCGTTCAAAGTTGTAGGCGGCTGCATCCGTGATGCCAAGGACAATTACGTTGCGGAGCTATCCAGCCCGTTCGGAGGGAATGTCCGCGATGCGATGGCGGCGTTTCTGGTGGCAGCCGCGAACACATTTTCATCGGCGGAATGCGGAGAAGGGAAATGAGCGGCCCCTATCAGGACTACTGCAACGCAAACTATGGTCCAGAGGATATTGACGACACTTGCCCAAACTGCGGAGGCGAAGGCGTCGTCTATTGCTGCCAAGACGAGATTGGTTGCGTTGATCCCGAATCCGGCTGCAACCTTTGCGAGCGCCGCTGCGATTGGTGCCGTCCCCGCCCTCCCCGATCCTCCCGCCCAACGATAGAGGGATGAAGATGAGCGACGAAGCATTTCTGATCGGCGACGGCAAAATCCAGCGGATCACAGGCCAACGCGGTGAAACGCCACCCTGTCCGGGAGCGAAGTTTGCGCGCGGCGATGTTGTCAAGGTTCGCAACACCAACGCGATGGCGAATTTTCCGCGGGAGGCTGTTGTTGCCGTCGCTATCCCGCCCGGATTCTCGCCGGATCATGCGCTCGCTGATCTTCTAGGCGAACCGCGCGCCTTGATGGCACAGGTCGGCGCACGAAGCATCACTTACATTTTGGTCCGCGAGGACGATCCAAAACCCTATCTCGCTCACGAGCGAGATTTGCTGCCGAGCGGAAAAGACCCCGTTGAAATTGGAACGGTGAGCCGCGGTCCAGACGGAGCCCGCCCATGACCAACCCCCCGAGCCGTGCGGAGACAATGGGCGACGGCGCGAGAGCATTTGCAGCCTACTCTTTGCGTCGTGGTTTGGCGACAACATCTATTCGCTTTTTGAGAAACGAAACTGAGCACTGGATCGCGAAAGAAGAACAAGCTGGCATCGACGACTGGCAATTGATCGAAGTCGGGATCAAGAGGATTCAGCCATGACAACCCGTGCGGAGAGGGAGAGGCTGGCCGACAAACTTGAGGACTTCGCGCCCAAGTATGATTCCCCCATGGGGCGCACGATGCGCGAAGCTGCTGTCGCCCTCCGCCGCTCGGAGATGGAGAGGCTGGCGGACGGCCGTGAAGATACCAGCATTGGCGGCGTGACATGGCATTCGAGCGAGGAAGATGGTGGTCCTGACGTCGGGATCAGCCTCTATCTAGGCCCCGATGATCGGCTGTGGGCTGGCGAGATCAGCCGCCGCACTTTCGACGAAAACAACAACCTGAATTTCCAGAGCGACGGTGGATGGTTTTTAGTCCGCTATACCGGCAAAGAAGCGAAAATCATTGCCAAGTTTGGCGAACTGGATTGCCAGCAAGATGGGCGCGAGTTCATCGAATGGATAGCCGGGGCCCTCCGCTCCCTCCCGGATGCGCGGGAGGCGTTGGGGCCGGTCGCGTGGTGTCAGCCGATGGACAACGGCAAGCATACGCCGCGCAAATTCTATCTTTATTTCGACGACCCAGACCACGGCAATGGTGTGTTCGACAACGAGGTTGAGGCGCGGGCTGCTTTCGAGCGCGCCAACGTCGCATGGAATTGCTACCTGTTTGGGGCATTGCCACTTGCCACCCCTCCTTCATTGCCGCAAGCCGGGGAGAGCGAGAGGCCGCCAGAATGCGAAGAGGCTTTCGATCGAGATAAACTTTGCCCGCACCTAAAGGAAACGGACAACCGGGGTATCCTCTATCATTGCGATGTTTGCGAGCAAAAGCTGGTTGTACCCGACGAAGCCGGCGAGAGCCGCGAGGCGATCATTGAGGCGCTGGATGTTCCGCGCATCATGGAAGTCATCCGTTCGCGCTGGAACTATGAAGAGGACCAATTCAACGCAATCGAGCAAGTGCTTTCTGACGCACCTTGTGTCCGCGCCCTCGCCGCAGCGCGCCATCGGGGAGAGGCACCAGATGCCTGATCCGGCTCGCCTGATCGCCGAACTGCGGCGCCTGGCGTTGGTCGCCGCTGAAACCTCGCCCGGCATGCGCTGCCGGGTTTGCGGATCGCGCTGGCCGTTCGCCGAACCGCGCAAGCCCAGCCATGAAAAACACGAAGCAGATTGCCTGCTCGCTGAAGGAGTCGACGCATGACCAAGAAGAAACCGCCAACGAATGCTGCGGTCGGTGCCAAGCTGAAGGCAGCGCGCAAGAAGGCTGGACTGACGCAAGCCGAACTCGGCGACAAGATCGGCGCGTCCTATCAGACCATCTCGCAATATGAAACCGGAACTGCCGGCATGTCGGCGCTGCAGCTGGTCAATGCAGCGAAGGCGCTGAAGTGCTCGACGCTGGATTTGATACCATGAAAGCCATCTATGCTGCCGCCGACTTTCTAGCAGTCCCAACATCCCTAAGACACTCCTTGTTACGCCTAATTGCCTTCATCGCTATGAGCGTTTTGATGATCGTAATCGGAAACCTTTCGTCGATCCCAGTCTCGGTTGGATGGATATTTGGCTACATATGGGGATCATTGACGACACTAGGAACCATCAGAGCCTTGGCTAAAGGCTAGCCATCACTCAATTTATACTATAGAAGCGAGTCGCCCCGTTCCCCTGCAGATGGAGCCCAACGATGACAAGCCAAGAAGCGCTCAAAGAGCGCGCCATGATGTCCAGCTTCTACACGGCCCTCGGGCCGTTCCTGCCGGACGGCATCTACATCAACCTCAGCAACGAAGCCTACCACGCGGATAGCGCACTGGGTTCGACCAACGAGCGCGACCTACTGAAGGGCGCTAACGTCTATTGGGCGCGCTCGCCAATGAACAAGAAGCGTAAGAAGGAGAAGCGCACCGAGGCGAAGATCGTCGGGTCGGCAATCCATAAATTGTTGCTGGAGGGCCGCGAAGCATTCGACGCGGAATATGTCCGCGGGCCTTATGACGACGACTCCCATCTTTCCAGCGCCGAAAAATCTGCGCTGACCAAGGCCGCTAAAAAGATCTTGCTCGAAGGCCAAGAACTGATCGCCGCCGATATCTACGATTTTATTCTCGGTATCAAAGAGATCATCGACTCCGACCCGGAACTCGAAGGCTGCCTTGACGGTGGCCTGACCGAAGTTTCGATCTTCTGGACGCGCCCCGATGGCGTCCGATGTAAGGCGCGCATTGACGCACTGAAGCTTGGCGGCATCGGCGATCTGAAGTCCATCGCCAATGAGCGCGACCGCGATCTGGAGGAAGCCTGTCTTCTCGACATCAAAACCTATCGCTACGATATCCCTGTGTCGCATTATTCCGAGGGGCGCCGGCAGATGGCCGATCTAGTAAAAGCTGGCGCTATTTTCTTCGGCGATGAAGCCGCCAAGATCAACCATCCCGGCGAGCGCACCGATGCCGAACAGAAGATCTTCGACTATTTGTGTGATTGCATCGCAACGCCGCGCTTTGGCCTTCAGATAGTCTTCATCCCGAAGCCAAATAAGACGGGGACGACCGCTCCCGATGCGTGGTCGGGGACGATCACGCCAGGGCTCGAGGTCGAGTTGATGGCGCGCACCGATATCGAGACGGCCATCGAACGCTACAAGCGCGCCATTGAACAGTTTGGTCCCGACAAGCGCTGGACCCCGAATCGCGCAGTTGCCGAGATCACCGCCGACGATTTACCGATGGGCTTCGGCCGCATGCGATCACGGGTGCGGTGATGACGCCGGATCAAGCCGCTGACTTAGCCAGCACGGCGCACAGCATTCTAGATTGTGTGCGAGCGATCCTGATGTTCGTCACATTCATTGCATCAATGTCTATCATCGCCGCTATCTATACCGTCGTCAGAGGAAAATAATCATGGCAACCGAAGCAGCAATACCGAATGCGAACACGCCGGCTGAAAAAGACGAAGGCTTCCGCGCCAGCTTCATGCGGATGGAGAGCCAGTTCGAATTGGCGCTTCCGCCGCACATGCCGCCCGATCGGTTCATGCGCGTGGTACTGACAGCGGTCAACGGCAACCCTGATCTATTGAAGGCCGACCGCGCATCGCTGTTTGAAGCGGCGATGAAGGCCGCCCAGGACGGCCTCTTGCCGGACGGCCGCGAGGGCGCCTTGGTGATCTACAACACGAAGCTGCCGAAGGTCGACGGCGAACGTGATGTTTGGATCAAGAAAGTCCAATGGATGCCGATGATCGCCGGCATCCTGAAGCGCGTCCGCAATTCCGGGCAACTGAAAACCATCGTCGCCCGCGTGGTCTATGCCGGCGATAAATATCGCTGCTGGATTGACGACGATGGTGAGCACGTCGAATTCGAGGCTGCGGAAGATCACGACACGAATATCGTTCGCCGGATCTTCGCTATGGCGAAGCTGAAGGACGACTCGGTCGAGGTCGAGGAGTTATTTCCTGCCGATGTCGAAAAGATGCGGGAGGCCAGCAAATCGAAAGGTGGCCCCGCTTGGGCGAACTGGTGGTCGGAGATGGCGAAAAAGGGCGCGCTCCGGCGCCTGTCCAAACGCTTGCCGATATCGGCCGATCTCGACGACTTGATCCGCCGTGACGACGAGCTTTACGATTTCAGCAGCGGCAAAGCGCCGGCGCTGGGCGAGCCCGTCAAGAACCCGTTGCGGGATTCCGCCCACGCCAAACTCGACAAGCCTGGCCAGACAATCGACGCCACGGCCAACCGCGATGAACCAGAAGGCGAAGCCGAAGCACGGGCCGAATCGATGGAAGCCATCAAGCGCGGAGAGCATGGACCTCGTGGCGATGATGCCTCACAAGCCTTAGGGAAGCCCGCTGAGGGGCCTTCGGATGATCAGGCGGCAAAGTCCGGGCCAACCCAAAATAACGCACAGCCGGCCACGTCCGCAAAGGTCGAGCGGCCCTATACCGACGCCGCCAGCTATATCGACCATATGCGCGACGAATTCGACAAGGCCACCAGCGAGGCCTTCGTTTCCGATCTATGGGGCAGCACCCGGAGGGACCGGCAAGAGTTACTGACCGACCTCGAGCAGTTGGGCGAATTGGAAAAGGACAAGAAGGCGACGATCGCAAAGCTGAAACTCAGGAAGGGCGGTGCGTGATGGCTACCACCGTCCCGGTTAGGATCGAACTGGCTGCTGAGGTTGTGCCACTCGGTGAAGGCCAGCACGCACGCATGGGAATCGACCGTCTCCAGTTGCTAGCCACGTTCGAAGATGGCCACACCGAGAAATTCGAAGTGATCGGCACCAAGGGCATCTTCGCATCCGAAGAGATCGGCGACAAGCTCATCAAGTTCGGCAAAGCCATCAAGCGCGGCGGCCAGTATCGCCATCGACCGCTGGATTATCGAACGGCACTTGAGGGATTGATTGATGCGGTGACCAAAGACGCAAATGAGAAAGGCGGCAAGGGCATCAGCGGCTTTACCAGCGCGAGGCGCAAATGATCCTGTCCTTCTCCGAGCGCCAGGAGCGCATCAAGGCCCGCGCGGACGAATACCGCGCGCGCGAAGCCACAGAGGCGTCGGCGTCGGCCTCCCTGTTCGCGCTCCGCATGCGCGGCGACGACATCACGCACACGCTTCGATCAAATGAGCCGCCGGTTCGCTTTGATGCAGAGCAGGCGCGGTACGAGGCCAGCATCGAATGGCTGAGGGGGTTTTTGAATGGGTGAAAATTCCGCCATCGCGTGGTGTGACCACACCTTCAATCCGTGGATCGGCTGCCAGAAAGTCTCTGCCGGATGCGATCATTGCTACGCCGAGACGCTGATGGACACGCGCTATGGCCGCGTGGAATGGGGGCAGCGAAAAACCGAGGACACGAAGCCAAGGGTCGGCACGCGTGTTCGCACATCCGCAGCAAACTGGAAACTTCCACTGCGATGGGCCAAGGCGGCTCGCAGCACTGGAAAGCGGCCGAGGGTTTTTTGCGCGTCCTTATCCGACTGGCTCGACAACCAAGTGCCACGATCATGGCGCGCTGATCTTGCAGAGTTGATCGAAGCAACGCCAGAACTCGACTGGTTGCTGCTGACGAAGCGACCAGAAAATTACGATCATCTCTCCCCATGGGAACGCCACAATGTTCCTGCGAATGTCTGGCTCGGCATCACAGCCGAAGATCAAGAAAACTATGCAAGGCGTTGGGCAATCCTGTCGCGTATCTTTTCGGCGCGTGTCCGGTACGTATCTTACGAGCCGGCAATCGGGCCGCTCACGCGGCTTCAATTACTGCCGGCAGCTCCTATTCCGGATTGGATTATTTGTGGCGGCGAGAGCGGGCCTGGCTATCGAGATATGAATCCGGACTGGGCGCGCTCCGTGCGCAACCAATGCAAGGGTTGGATTCACCCGCGGTTTTTTATGAAGCAGATGGCTGGGCTCAAGCCGATCCCGGGGGATCTGATGGTCCGACAATTTCCGGTGCCGCGATGATCTATCGATGTATCGACGTCGAGACGACGGGCATCCCAACGGAAACCAAGAAGCATGGCCTCATGGAAATCGGGTGGTGTGATCTGACGAACGGCCTGCGGATCGGGAAACCGCAAGGCGAGTTGGTCAATCCTGGCATCAGTTGCACGATCGAAGCACGCGCTGTGCACCACATCAGCGACAAGGATATCGAAGGCGCGATCTCTCCTGATCGGGCCTGCATGACGTTGCACGCCGGCGATCACCAATTCTATTGCGCGCACAACATCGATTTTGAGAAGCAGTTTTTCGGCGGCGGCGAGAAGGGCTGGCTCTGCACCTATAAAGCGGCACTTCGCATCTGGACGGACGCGCCCGGCCACAAGCTTCAAGAGCTTCGCTACTTCCTGAAGATCGATGAGGATGAAGACTTTGACCGTGATCTGGCATCGCGGCCGCACCGCGCGCCAGATGACGCCTATGTGTGCGCCTTCATCCTGCGACGCCTTCTGAAAGAGGCGACCGTCGAACAGATCGCGAAGTGGTCGAGCGGCCCCGCGCTGCTCCACATTTGCTACCTCAAAAAACACAAGGGAACGCCGTGGTCGCAAGTGCCAGCCGATTATCTCGCGTGGATTCTGTCGAGCGACATCAAGGATCGCGATATTCGGGCGACAGCGAAATTCTACCTCAACCAAAAGCGTCAATCATCGTAAACCAGAAGGAGTGACCATGTTAGAGAAAGCCCCTGCATCCCTGCCGCCCACCGTGTGGGTCGATATCGCAAAGCTTCGCTACGCCAGCGAAGCGCCCAAGGAACTGAACCTTCAGGTCCGCAAGTCCAGCGACAAGGCCGGCCTCGAGGAACTGGAGGCGTCGATCAAAACGCACGGCATCATCGTGCCGCTGGTGACCAAGGAGCATAAAGGCGTGCTCTACGTCACCGCCGGCAACCGCCGGCTGAAGCTGATGCGCAAGCTGCATCCCGATTACGAGAAAACATCGGTGTCGGCACCGACGGTCGACTCCGACAAGATCACCGGAGACCCGCGCGAGATCGCAATGGCCACCAACCTCGGCCTGCCGCCGCATCCTGTCGATCGCTACGAGGTAATTGCGCTGCTGGTCAAGGAAGGGATGAAGCCGGCCGATGCCCAGGAGCATTTCGGATTGACCGGCCACGCGTTCGCGCAAGTGATGCGGCTCGGCAAGATGGACCCGATCGTCCGCAATGCTTGGCGCGACGGCGAGATCGACGCGCCCACGGTCAAGGCGTTCGCCCTGACCGACGATCAGAAGGAGCAAGCCCGCGTCTTCAATCTGCTGAAAAAGAACAGCCACAACGGCAAGGTCTACCAGCACGAAGTCACCTCGCGGCTGATCGGCCAGCAGCGCGAGGCCGGCCATCTTGTGGAATTCGTCGGGCTGGCGGTTTGCGAGGATGCGAAGCTGAAGGTCAACACCGATCTGTTCGGCACCCAGCATACCGTCAGCGACATGAAACTTTTGCGAAAGCTAGCCGACAAGAAACTGGCGGAGGCCTGTGCGATCTTGATCGCCGACGGCTGGTCTTGGGCGCTTCCGGCATCCGAGATCGCCAGCGATTGGTATTACAGCCGACTCGAGCCGGCACAGCCGGCTAAGCCTACTCCAGGCGAACAGAAGCGGCTCGATGAAATCGCCGCGATCATGCAAAGCTATGACGACGACAGCGGCGACGATATCGACGCGCTCGAAGAGGAAAACGCGAGCATCACGGAGGCGATCAAATCGCGCGGCTACACCGAGGCGCAGCGCAAGAAGTCCGGATGCATCCTGAAGATCGCCGGCGATGGGAGCCTCTCGATTGAGTACGGTCTGGTAAAGCCGGAAGATGCCAAGAAGGTCGCCGCGTCAGAGCGCAAGGCCAACGCGCCGACGGCCGATGCCGGCAAGACCAAAAAGAAAGGTCCGCACAACGATGTCAAGTCGGCGGCGCTGGCCGGCCGCCTCTCCGAGCAGCTGACGAAGGCCGCCGGCATGGCGATCGTCCGCGAGCCCAGCGTGGCGATCTCCGCGCTGATCGCTGGCATCGCGAGTCACGATTATGCGGTCGGCGTCCGCATCAATACCGATCACAGCAGGCCGGTAGCGTTTGTCTCGACCTTCGAGGGCAACCTCAAGGGCTCTACCCAAAATCGGGAAATACTGCTCGCGCAGATCACCGCGCGCGCCCTCAGCTTCGGCAACAGCAACCCGGACAGCCATCCGATGAAGAACCCGGCGGTTGCCGCAGTCTGCGACGCGATTGACGTTAAGCGGATGAATGCGGCGCTGCGCGAATGCTTCGATGCCAAGGATTATTTCTCGTCGACCGACAAGGCCTCGATTGCCCAGGCGGTACGCGAATCGATGGGCGAAGATCACGCGGCCAAGGTGCTGAAGATGAAAGGCCCCGAGGCCGCTAAGTTCGCGACGGCAAATGTTCCGAGAACCAAATGGTTGCCGCCATGGTTGCGCATCGCTGGCTATGATGGGCCGAATATCGCCGCAAAGAAGCCGGCGAAAAAGGGGAAGCGCAAATGAGCTACTGCGGAGCCTGCGGATCGTTTTTCTATCCCGATTGTCCGCGTCGGCGTGAGGGATTGTGCATTCCGTCGCTCAATCCCTTCGAGCAGCAGATCGTCGAAGCGCAGGCGGCAGTTGTGGCCGCCAATGCGGAAATCCATGCGACCGTTCTCCGCGCTGACGGCCTCACGTCGCTAGCTGAGAAAGTTGAAATGATCGCGGCCACTCTGTCTCGCCTTTTCGAGGAACCCGGCGCACCTTGAGCCGCCGGAAACTACTTCCCGCGCCGCAAATGGGCGGGACGGTCTTTTATCAGATGGAGGAAAAATCGTGCTTGACCTGAAGAACCCTTTGGTATGGCCCGCCGACGAGCCCCGCACGCCATTCAATAAAAAGCGCAGCACTTCACTATTCGACACTCCTGAGGATAAAACCAGACGGCAGATCGAAAACGAGCTGCGGCTTTTTCGAGCAACGAATGTCAGCCTCTCGTACAACAATGCCTTTCGCGGCAGGATCGATGATCCTGCCGTCGCGCTCTATTTCGATCTACCTGGCGGCCGCTCGATCGCGATCTGCTGCGACCTGTACTATCAGCGATCGGATAACATCCGCGCACTCTACAAGGTCATTGAGGCGATGCGCACGATCGAGCGCTACGGCGGCCAGCATCTCTCGCAAAAATCATTCACCGGCTTTGCCGCGCTGCCCCCGCCGATCGACATCTGGAAATCGCTCGGCATCAGCAAAGGCGTCGGCGAAGCGCTGAACGAAAAAATGCGGCGCGAGTATGTGATGGACGGATTCCGCAACAAGGTGAAGGAAGGCCACGGTGCCGGCAATGATATGGCGGCGCTGGTCGACGCTCGCGAAGAGGCGCTCAAGCAGCTGGGAGTCGCGTGATGTCTGAGGTCGCCTTTCCATCTGCGCAGATCAGTCGCGCGTCGACCGCGCCAGCGCTTGGCCTAAAGCGCGGACCGCTGTCGGCGGCCGAGAAGGACCGCATCGCGCATCTGTTCAACACGATGAAGAAGCCGTTCCCCGCGGCGATCGCCCGCAAGCTCAATCGGGCCGACTCGACGATCGAATGGCACATGATGCGCAACGGCATGCGCAAGAAGCCGCTGCAGGTCCGGACGAAGCTGGTCTACGGCGACGGCTATCATGCGTTCACGGCTGAGCAAGACGCCTTTATCGAGGCCAAGCGCGCCGAGGGCAAAGGCATGACCTACAAAAAGATTGCCGAGCTGGCGACCGCGCAGTTCGGCTTCGTTCGCAAATGGTACAGCGTCAGGACTCGCCTGGCGCTGCTGGCTTCAGCTGCAGAAATGGAGGATTGAGTGATGATCTGGAAAACTGTTCTGAAGCTGACCGACGTCCAGCAGATTAAGGTGCCGGCGGGTGCCGAGATACTTTGCGCGCGCGAACAGAACGAGCAAATCTGCGTTTGGTATCGCTGCGATCCACGCGCGCCAGACGTTCATCGCACGTTGCACATTGTTGGCACTGGCAACGGCGGTCCGTCCGATGCTGGAAGATATCTCGGCACCGCAAGCCTTCGCCAAGGTCAACTTATTTTTCACGTCTTTGAAATGGAGGACTGAATGTCGATCACCGTCAAGGAACTATACGACGCCACGATGCGTGGCGAAGGCGCACTGGCGAAGCACGCCGCGGCCAATCCAAATATGCCGGTCTTTCTCCTGCTCGGCCAAGATCAGCATGCCGCTGATCTGGTCGAGAAGTGGGCGATATGGGCCAGCGTCGATGACAGATCGGTCAAGAGCGGCAAAGTCTCGGAAGCCCGCGAGATCACCGAACAGATGCGGCGGTGGCCGATTCACAAAGCACCCGATTAAGTTCGGTCGCGCCGGTTGACCTCCATCGCCAGCGCGATCCGAGGGCCGGGCGGCTCCAGCCATGGCGGCCGCCCGGCCTGTAATTCAAGGGAGTCGACTCGATGACCTATCGCCGTGAAATTTCCAGCAGCTTTTTCGATTGTGATTCCTGTACTGATCACATCGAAGTCGACGAGACCGGATTCGATGAAGCGTTAGAGGCCGCCAAGGCCGAAGGCTGGCGCGCATACATCGGTCCCGATAAAAAGTGGGCACATTCGTGCCCATCATGCACGGAAGATTTTGCTAAGGAGCGTCGCCGATGACACGCGCTATCGTCGCTCAATTTCACAAGAGCAAAGGCGGTCGCTTTGATCTCTGGTCGGTCACTACCATCGAAGAGGAAGCAGATGGCAGCGGCGACACATGGATCAAACGAGAAACCTATGACGTCGATTGGTCCAGAAAATATGGCTATCTGTATCACAACTCTGGAAGCGGCGGCTCCAGGTCGGTAACGGTCGATTGCATCTACTTCGCCAGCGGCGAAGTCGAGATTGATGAGCAACCTTGCATGCTATGTGAGCGCTCGAAAATAACTGGCCGTTGGAAAACGCGGGAGATACGCGCGATCAATAAAACCCGCCGACTTCCGGCATTGCCTAAAGCGTTCCGCCTTGAAGATGGCGGCGATCTCATGGAATGGCTGGAAGTCAACGGGATCAATCAGGATGCCGTCTGGTGCTCAGAATGTCGCGACCTCGTGCCCGGCGATGAGCTCTGCAGGCATTGCTGGTGGTGCACCAAAACTGGATGGTACTCCACGCCTAGCGAGCGTTGCGGATGCAAAAATACTCAGGAGTGCGAAGGATGACCAACAGCGCTGAGTTGAACATCATAGACAGCGTGTTGATGAGAATGATGCCGTGGGACGGCGCGCTTGCAATGCGCGACCGCCTCCGCGAGGCTGGCTTCGAGATCATCTATGTCAAGCCGACGGAAATAACTGGCGAGCAGTTCGACGACATCAACAGGAGATCGACATGACGGCCAGACGGAAGAAAGACCCTCGCTATATTCCAAACCCGCGCCTGTCGCGCAACACATCCGTGGATCCTTCCGGCAATAAGCTGCTGGCGAAGATCGCGGCTATCCCGCCGATGGAAGACCCGGTAGGCGACGGCGAGATCGAATTCCGCCACAGGGTAATCTCGGTAGAGGAGAAATTCCGCGCCGAGCTTGATGATGAAGCGCGCGCCAGGCTCGGCGCAATGCCGGAGTCCGGCGGCGGCGCCGAAGGCAAATACGAGCCTCAGCTGGTCAGCCTCGGTTGGTGGGTCGTTCTCGACGGCTGGCCAGTTGCGCTTCGCTTCAGCACCGGAAAGCCATCGATCGAGGCCGGGGATACGCTGGCGCTGGTCGCCCGGATCATCAAGGCCTGACGGGCCACAAACGGCCAGCGGCGCGATATTCCTGGCTGGCCGCGACTTATCCCCCAAACGACGAAAACCCCGCCCAGCCGCCCGCTAATGGGCGGCTTGGCGGGGTAATTTTATTGCGCAGAAACGAAAGCGGCCGCTACCGGGACCATTTTTTGATCGGTAGCGGCCGAAGTCATTTGGGAGGAAACCCAAGGATGCGCAGTATCGCTACCGCACGGTTCCATCTGTATCTGGAACCTCTTCGAATATCACCGGTAAGTTTTGCCGCGGTCGATCACGACGGCTGATCGCTGAAAGCTGGCGATGATGTGGTCGCTGCTGGCGACGTTCGGATCAACCTGCAGCCAACTGGTGACCGCACCATCATCCCGCACGGCCGTCGCAATCGTGCATTTGAGGATGGCGGATTGCAGCGCCACGGTCAGCGCCCGGTATTGGCCGGTGGTTGCGGATGAGCATAGCCCTGCGGCTGTACTAGAATCGAGGCGGCGATCTGCCGGTTGATGTCGTTGATCTGCTGCTGCGCAGCCTCGAATCTCTTGTCGATGGACTGGGAGAGAATGTCGACCTCCTTACCCTCAACAGGCACATGTGCCGCATGTGCGATCAACTCTCGCTGTGCGGTTTCCAGGACGCCAAGCCGCGCCAACACCGAGGCGCTTGCAACCTCCTGCTCATGCTGAAAGGCGGAATGCTCCCGCAGCGAAAGATATTGCGCCCGGATCAGTTCAAGCGCCCGCTCATGAGTATCAATCCGCCGATCTTGTGCATTGAACTGGTTCTGCACGATGGTGAAGAAGCCGGCGGACAGCGCACAGAAGGCCAAGATGCCAGCGATGACGACGGACCATGTCAGTTGTGGCCCGCCGTTCGACCCATCAACCATCCCCGCCCCCTTGCGCTTGCTATCGATCGCGTGTCTTCACCGGCGTCAGCAACGCCTCAATGCGGCTGGCGGTCGCTTGGACGGCAATCACCTTTTCCTCCAAGCGAGCTGTGCGCTCACCCTGTGATGCAGCTGAGGCGCTGGCGACGATCGACGCGGCCGACATTTGCGCCTGTAATTTCTCGAGCGCATCGATTCGGGAGTTCATGGCGCTGGCGTACCAGCCGCCGACCACCGCGTTGATGAACGCATAGACCGTCATCGTCGCGATGAACACCACCGGCACCCCGCGAACGAGATGCCAATGCGTGTTGCCGTTTTCCAGCGGCTCTCCCTCAGATGCTTCGATCATTTTTCTGCCCGTCATTTGCGACATCCCATTAAAACGATCTTGAGGCGCTTTTGTTCGACGGGCTTAGGCGCTGCCGACGCGGCTATCATCCATGACTGGAGTCGCACGGTTGATCCAGGCGGTTTCCTCCGCTGGTGTCATCTCGTTGGCACCGACGAGGACTCGGGTCACATTCTCGACGTGCTTGTCGTAGCTGGAGTGGGAGACAGCCTGGGCACCTTCCGACGCGACCTCTGGAGCGGCAGCACCGGACGAAGCTACGAAGTCCTCGATCGCCTTAGCCAGTTTGGGAGCTTCGGCCTTTGCCGCTTCGAACGCGGATGGTCCCTCCTTGGCTGCCGCCAGGATCACTGGCGCCGCCCGCTCGAGCTGCGGTTCATACTTGACCGCCATTGATACCAGCGGCGCGGCGTCCGGATGAAAATAGGCCAGCGCCCGCAAGGCGCCGTCGATGATCTGACCGTGAAGCGACATCGGATTCCTCCAAAGGGTTGAAAAATAAGGGAATTATATACATGACTCCCTTTTCCACTGTTCATTCGCATAACCCGTAGCTGGAGGAACAACCGACATGCTTTTCCAGCAATGGCAATTGGAACTGCATCCCGCCGCGCGACGTGCTCGCCCACTCGACCACCTTGCGGATTCCCCGCTTATCAAGATGGGCATCCCGGTCAGGATCAGAAAAGAACGATGCGGCCCGGCGCTTCGCCGCAAGGGCCACAAGGCCCTCCCATTCGGCAATCCGAGCGACGTGCTCGGGGAAGCGGTTGGCTATTTCCGCGATCTCGGATTTAGCGCAGTTAATGCAGGGCAGGCAGCCAACCCGGCTCATGCCCATGGAGTAGAGCGGATTCAGCTTTATGCCCCGAGCGACCACGAAATCGACCGTCTGTTGCGCGGTCCAATCCACGATAGGCCGATAGCAATAGAGGCCATCCGTTGTGTGCTCAATCCGCTTCGCGAACTTGCGCTGTTGCGATTCGTCGCGCCGGACGCCCTGCCACGACCAAACCTTGAAGCCATCCTTGACGAAGCCATACTGAAAATCGATCAGCGGGATTGTCTTGAGTTCCTGGGTGCAGAACTGCGCTTTCCGGGACGGAAAGCGCCCCTTCCAAAGACACAGATCAAGGAACGGATTTCCAGTCGGATGCAAGATCGCCAGCGCGCGGCGTTTGGCTTTGTTGGTCCAGCGAATGCGGCGACCGTCTCGCCTGCCGATACGGGAATCCCGCGCGATGAAAACACGCTTGATGGCGATCTCGGCGCTAAAATCGGCGCGGACGGTTTCGATTGTTCGGCCCAGCGCCTTCGGGAGGTAGTCCCGAACGTAATCATAGGTGTATTCGTGCTCGTTGCCGGTATCGGCAAAGACCAGATGCGCGTCCGGGAATCGATCAAGGGCAAGCAACGCGGTCGCAGTGGAGTCTTTGCCACCGGATACCGAAACGATATGGGCACGCTTTTGCATCGGGCTATTTGGCCTTCCGCGCTTTGCGTTGGCGCTTTTTGGCGCTCTTGCTCACGGGTTTCGGGCGATACCGCAGCACCACGTCTGCGATGGCGTCGAGAACCTTGGGCGTTTTCGGCTTCATGCGATCAGCGCCTTATAAGTCAGGCGCTTGCCCGCAACGCCGTCAATGAAGCTGCCGAGCCGTTCCAGCGTGTGGCGAGCTACGTTGCCCTCATTCAACCGGAAGGCAAATTCATCGACGTAGCGGCCAAGATGCTTTGGGCTGGCATGGTGGTAGACGCCGATCAGCCCGCGCTTGAGAACCGCGAACACGGACTCGACGCTATTGGTCGTCACGCCGTCGCGGACGTATTCGCCGCCGCTGTGGTTGACGCTCTCGTGCTCAAAGAACAAGCCGCCCATCGCGTGATAAACGGCGGCTTCGTCCGTGTGCAGCACCGAGCCGACTTCGACGTTCTGCACGATCACGTCTTGGATGGTCTGCAAATCGGTAGCCTCGATTTTGACCGCCTTCACGCGTCCGCCCTTGCCGCGCTCCTTCATGCCCAGCACGGCGGTTTTTCCGACCGTGCCGCGCCCCTGTTTCAGCTTCTTGTGCTCGTGCTTGTTCGCCTCGATGCCGCCGACGTAGGTTTCATCGATTTCGACCAACCCTTGCAACATCGTCATGTCGCCGCCGCAGGCTTCCCGCAGCCGGTGCAGGACGAACCAAGCCGACTTTTGCGTGATGCCGATTTCCTTGGCGAGTTGCATCGAGGATACGCCCTTGCGGGCCGTCACAAGCAGGTACATCGCGTAAACCCATTTGTGCAGCGGAACGTGGCTGCGCTCGAAAATCGTGCCGGTGCGCACCGTAAAGTCCTCCCGGCACTGGTTGCAGCGGTAGAAGCCGCCCTTGCGCGCCGTGATCCGGTCGCCCATGCCGCAGACCGGGCAGCGCGGCCCTTCCGGCCACAAGCGGCCCTCCAAATAGACCCGCGCCGTCTCTTGATCTGGGATCATGGCGAACAACTCAAACGTCGAAATGGTGGACTTGGACATGACCGATTTACCCCTATTTCACAGGCGAAACATAGCAAATTTCACCGAGGTAGTAAAGTATATAATTCCCAAAAATAAAATCGGCGCCCGGAGCGTACCCCGAGCGCCGATCATGCGACAGCGGGAAAATTCAGAAAAGCGTCTTCACCCCCGCCATGACGCGGTTCGTCTCCTTGACGCAGCCGCCGACGATCGCGACACCGATGCATTTCGCGGTGCTCGGGATCAGGTACTCTGCATAAGGCTCCATCACGATCCCATTGGAGAGCCTGATCTTGGTGCTCGTGCCGATGTCCAGCCCGAACATGATCTCCTGGAAATTCTGCAGTCCTAGCTTCGCGCCGACATCATCCCACGTCGGGGCCAGATAAATACTCGGGTTGGACGTCGTTACAGTGACACCTGCGGGGAGCGGATTGATCGACGGCACCGCGTTCTGCAATTGCGACAGTCCCGGGATCGCGGCGATCAGTTGGTCGATCGGCATGCCGACGCCGAAGCGCTGACGCAGGAAGATCGGCCCGGAGAACAGCGAGAGGCCGTTCGTGGTGCCGCCGTTGATGTTGTGGAAGTCGAAGTCGCCGTCGATGTACCAAAAGCCCACGGTCCCAACCGGGCAGGTCCACCCTACATTGAGGCCGATCATCCCCTGGGTCATCTGGGTTCCGGCCACGGCGTTTGCGACCGCGCCCGTCGCGCCACCGGCGTCGACGCCGTAGTATAGCCCGCACTTCGTTGTCGGGTATTTATAGGCCGTCGCCGGCGCCTTCGTCGGCAGATCAGACGCGGCCGCCGGCACCGCCATCAAAAACGCGGTGATCACCGCGCAAAGAATTCGTTTCATGGTGATTCCCCAATTATGAGTTGCAGTCCGCGGACGCTACGCCCGGCTATCCGCGGCACAAGGCCAACAATGAGGCACCGCCGGCGATTATGCCGGCGTGTGACTTTCCTGCATCAGGAGGCAGCGACCACCGATTGGGAGGGCGAGGCGTCAGCAGTCTTCTTGTCGGTCACGATCGTCTGCACTTCCGGCAGCGCGATGGTCGCTGCGATCAACGTGTTCTTGGCGTCGTCGCTGGTGGGGATTGATTTGTCTTGGGCGATGGCACTGGTCGCCTCGATTAGCGCCTTCTGCGCACTCACGGCCGCTGGGCCAGCTGTCCCTGTCGCTATGTTCTGGACCGACTTGATGTGGCTGGCTTGCGTGTTGGCGACTAACGACCAGATCGCAACGACGGCATAAGAGATCGGGCCGACCAAAGACAATGCGAGATCAACATAATAATTAGCTGTGACGCCATTAACGCCTACCGCTGAGACAACAGTGCCGAGCGCTGGGATAATAATCCTCAGCTGGGCAGTAACCTGTTCTTGAGACGGGATCGCTGACATAAGGTGATGCTCCCTTCGGGCTTCAGTGAGGAATTTCAACGTGTGTCGAGAGAATAGCGAATAGCAGGTCCGGCGAGATATGATGGAACGGCTTTGTCATCGGCCATGGGAATATCCCACAGGCCCGCAAACCGCCGCACATGAAGGCCGAACAGAAAATAGTCCCGACTTCGTGCAGGTGCACCTCTGTCGCGACGAAGCCGAGAATTGCCTTCCAATCATAGGGTTCGCCAACATGCTTCTCGACGAACGCATAGAAGGCAGCCTCCTGCTCTGGCGTGCAGGGAATGGAAACGATGCGCTCGCTCTTGGAGCCATCCGGCAACACCATCAAGCTGTCGGCGTCGTAACCAACAGGGCGCCGCAGGATCCCGCCATCGATATGCGCCCCGATATAGAACTTGCCGTCTTGCGACAGCGCCTCGGCATGGCTCGGTGTGAACGGCATCGATGTGCCAGCCTGAAACCGGATCAGGCGCGACGAAAAATCGGTGCTCGTGACGAAGCGCATGTTGACGGCCATTTTTAGTCCTTGAGTTTTTCAGCTGCGATCTTTCTCGCTGAGCGCTCGAGCGCAATCAGCATGTCGAAGTCGTCGCGAAGCCGCTTCTCTTGAGCTTCGCCCTCATACCCGTTTGCATTCAAAAGCTGGCCTGTATGAAGATTGACGAGCGCCGCCTCGAGGATGCGATCGTAGTCGGCCAGCTTCACGTCGGCAGACCTTTCGCGGCCATGACTTTCTTGATGGCGCCGATCACCTCGGGGCCGGGGATGCCGCGATCCATGTCGAGATGCTGCTGCTGTTCGAACGCGCGGATCGCCGCGCGCGATCCTGGCCCGATGTTGCCGTCGACTCGAAGCGGCACGTTGGTGACGTGTAGCCGGTTCAATGACGACTGAATCCAGAAGGCGTCATCGACGGTGCCGTTCTCGTGCGGCACGACAGCGATCGGCGGTGCATCGGTGACCTTCGGGATGAGTGGAGCAAATGCCAGCGACGGGTCTTGCTTCACCAGTTCCTCGTAGATCGCCAGCGTGCCCAACTGCGGGTCCATCATCGTCGGGTCGAAAAAATGATCGCGCGGAAATTTGCCGGGCTTCTGGACGGTGGTCGCGCCGAACACATAGGGCGAAGGAAGACCGCGCCGGCGATAGCCGTCGCCGTTCAATTCCTCGGTGCCGTAGCAGAACAGCGGAATCGTCCAACCACCAAAGATCTTCGCCCACTGATCGAGACCCTCGAGTCGCAGCGCGTCCATGCAGCCGGCATAGAAATCATCGGGAAACGGCTGCGAAAATGGCCCACGATCAAGCGGAACGATCGTGGTGCGGACCTTCAGGCTTTGCCCGTTGCCGAGATAGCAATGGACGTTGCCGTTCATCTCGCGATCTGACAGCGCCATCAGCATGGCAGTCGGCACGGTCGATATCGACTCGACGTGCTGATATAGCGGTTTGTTGGCGATCAGGTTTTTGCAGGACGCGACGAGATCATGCTCGCGCTCCGGTTTGATAACCGCGCGCGCGGCGAGATCGGCATATTCCTTTTCACGCTCTGGCGTGAATGCCTGTACGGAGATCATTTGGAATTTCTCCTCGTTTGTTTAGTGTCGTCTTCGCGCAATGAGAATGCCGCATACCGACTCGGTCGACAACGTAAATACCGAAGTTGCGACCGCGTAATATGTGGTAGTGGCACTCACCAGCAATCGAGTTTGAGGCGTCGTTACGATGTTTGAAGCATTGCCCGTGACGAACCCGCTTGCGCCATATTGCAGGGTGGCCTGTCTGCCCGGAGTGGTCAAATCGTTGGTGGCCGACGTAGCATTCCATGATGCGTAATCCGCCGTGACATTGGTAGTCGCGGCCGGAACAAAATTCAAACTCAGAGAAACATCGTAATCTCCCGGCGGAAGCGAGATCGCGGCCACATTGGTTGCAGCGGAATTAGCGAGCGTCATCCCGCCCGTTCCGGTTTGTGTGCCGGATTGAGTGCCCGATGTGTTGACCGCAGTTCCGGCCAACGCATTCGCGATTGAAGTCGCAACCTTGAATGTGTTGCCGTTGATCGAGTTGCCGATCACCCAATAGACCTGGCCAGCCGTCAAGCCCGTGGGGAGCGCACCGCTTGTCGTGAAGGTGATGGGCGCCGTCCAGTTGCCCGAACCCGCCGAGCCAACCCCGTAAGGGTTGCCCGTCCATGTGATGACAGCAGGACTTGCGATCGTGATGGTGACGGTCGAAGTGACAGCATTACTTGGAGCTGCGGCGGCAATATATTCACCGACATATCCACCCGGCGCAGCGTCGTTTGACGTAGTGCCGTAAATGCCGCTGTTGGTGCTTCCTGTTCCTGGAAACGTGGTAGCCCGAGTATTGGCGTCGATAGTCGCGCTGTTCGCGAGCTGGAATTGCAGCCCCGTCGAGGACGCACCGGAGCCCGTTCCAGAATAAGTCTGGGCAGCGGTGAAGTTGGTTACCGCGTCCCCACCCGAACCGCTGTACCAAGCCGTGAATGTCTGCGCTCCAGATACGGTGAATGCCTGCGCGCCAGGACTGTTCCATCTGCCGCCGTTGTTCTGCACGAAATAATTGAAGCTGCTGGAAGTCCCATCGCCGACCTGATGCGTACCGGCATCAGAGACGAAAGTGCCGCCCGTTGCGATGCTGACAAAATTTCCTCCGACCGCAGAAGACCAAATCTCGTTGATGACCGCAACGATGCCCATCTTGCTGACGTTGATGACATTCAATCCGCTTCCGGTAGTGCGGAAAGTGAAACCGCTCAGGACGATTACCGCGCCGTTGTCGGCAGTGATGCCCGCGGTATTCATTACAACCGAGCCAGGCGAACCGGCGTTGCCCGTGATGATGATCGCGCCTTCCTGGGAATTTGTCCCACCGACGAAAGCAGGCGACTCAGTGAACGACGCGTCGTTGACCTGAATATTTACGAAGCCAGCGGCAACCCCATTGAACAACGCCTGCGATGCGACCTTGCCAGCATGCCCAATAGTCGCGAATGCCCTAGTGCTAGACCCGAGACCATCCCCCGTCGTGTCTGAGCCATTGGTATGATCGACCTGAAACGTCACCGAGCTTTGCGCGTACCACGGGCCAGGGTTGATAGTAGTGGCCCACACACCGTTGACGATTTGAACCTGAATGGCCTGCCAGGGGAATAAAACCGGAAAGGTGCCCGCTGGAAAGCCGGACAAGATTTTTCCAGCCGCCGTATCGCCGTTCAAGACTAGCACGGTGCACTTTGGATCAAAACCAGAAACCGCCGGAAGAGTTATTGTGAACTTTCCGGTTGATCCCGTCCCGGCCTGCACTGTCTTGCTGCAATCCGTTGTCGCGATCGTGTAGTTCGAGGTTTGTGCGTTGAGAGTATTGGCAGCGATTCCGGCCGATGGAGTTGTGACGCAACTTCCCGCCGCAGACGACACTCCACCGCTTAACGCGGGAAGCTGCGAACAAGCAACATTGCCAGAGAGGGTCCACGCATGAGTGGAAGTATTGATCGTCCCGGTGGTGACCCACGACGCGCCGTCGTAAAAATTTACGGTGTCATTCGGTGAAGCTGACGTGTTGATCCAGCACTGCCCGAAAGCTGGTGCTGACCCAGGCCCGTTCGCCGGCGCGGTCGGCCCCCAATTGCAGGTCGCAAGCGCGAGCAGCGCCGGATTGAGATAGGTTGCGGTGAACGTCGCAGCCGACATCGGCCCCGAGGTCGGCGTCTGGTACGATGCCTGGTTCGCCGCAAGCGCAGGCGTGAGTGAAAGCCAGAGCGCGGCGACGAGTGATGCGAGGCGAGTTTTCATTTTACTGGACTCGGCTGACGGTGATCGTCGTATCGTGAGACCCGCCGCTCTGGTTGAACGACATTCTAGAGGTCGTCGTGAACGCATCGCGGCAACTCAGCTTGACGATCCCGCCACTCGGATTGGTGATGAGCCCCGACATGGCGATCTGCGTCGGATAGGTGCTAACAGGATTCGTGTTTGCTCCCGATCCGATCTTCGTCGTCCCGTCCCATAGCTGGCAAAAATATTGTCCGGTCGCCGTGTTCAAGATTGTTGCCATTCCAGACACCAGCCATGTCCCAGTACCGACTCCAGAGATGCTCGGGCCGTCGATATAGATTGCAGTGTTGTTTAGCAGAACATCTGATCCGAGAGAGGCGGTTTGCGCATTCAGATTGATGGCGCATGTTCCGGTCGTCGTGATCGTGCCGCCAGAAAGTCCGGTTCCGCAGGTCACGCTCTGGACGGTGCCGCCCGCGATCGCGGAGATCGCGCCCACGGTGACTTTCTTGAAAGCGTTGCCCGCCGCCGAATCGGCAATCATAACGAGGTCGGCGCTGACCGGCGTCGTCTTTGCGGTCAGGGCGGCAATCAAAATATCCGTCGGATTTGCACTTCCAGAGGTGTTGTTGCCCTTGAAGCTGAAGGCCGCTGACTGCGGTGCTGCTGCGGCCTTGGTATATTCCAGCATCAACCAGTTACTGCTGCCCATATACATCACGGCCGAGATGTCGCCAGCTTGCGTGACGACATTCGCGGCACCGAGCAGGATCATGCTCGTTGCGTTATATGTCAACGTCAGCGATCCTGCGAATTTCAGAAAATGGATTGAGCCGACACCTGCCGATGATCCGAACGAGTTTATCGTCGTCGTGCCGTTGATCGTCTTGAACGTCTGCGGGACCGACCCGAGGTCGGTCGTCGACCCCGAGGAGATCGCCGCGGTGACGATGCCTCCACCAATCTGAGGCGTCTGAAGATGGTTGGTCGAGTCGACGTACCAGAGATTGAACCAGCTGGCGCCGTCGTACTGCTGAATATAATTGATGTTTGTATTGAACCAGAGTTGCCCGGCCTGCGGCCCGCTCGGAGCGGATGCGCCAGACCACAGCGAGATCAGCGAATTGTTGCAGGCGTTGATATCGTTGACCAGCACCAGGCCAGACACCGTGCCGGTCGTCGGCATGATGCACGAGCCCTGCGATGCGCGCGCCGGCGGCGCTGCCAACGCGAACACGGCAGTCATGAACGCCGCGATAAGACGAAGCCTTGATGTCTTGAGCATCGGTTTTCCTCAGTAGCCTTCTACAACAGTGGTGACGCCGTTCACGGCGATAGTCGTGCCGGTATGATCGACCATGTGGAAGGTCAATTGCGAGAGCGTCAGCAAGTCGATGACATAGTTTGCGTCGGCCGAACCAGACCAGCTCATTGAGACAACCGGGAGCGGATGATTTGATGTGCCGCCCACCAAGGGGCCACCGTTGAACGGCTTCGACAGGATCGCATCGTCCGGCATGAACACGATTGTCAATCCTGCGGTAGTGACGTTGTTGCCGACGTAGTGATCGACCCGAGCGGGGATCGAGGCCTGCACCACGAGAGATGTGAGATAGGCGATGATGTTTTGTGTCGTCGTACTGAAGATCGCCCGATACTCGATATATTGCGCGCGGTAGACGCCCGGTACGTATCTCTGCCAGGCACCCCATTCGACTCCCGCATTGAAAAGGTCCGGGACATCGGTTGTATTAAACATGTCGGTCGGCGAGAACATATCGTTCAACGATGCCGATGCGGTTCTGACTTCGATCCACACGTCGACGAACTGCCCACCTGCGGCATTGAGCACGTCAGGATCATTCAGAAAATCTGGATTGGAAAGAACGTCGGTGCCCACCGGGATGCCGGCCGATGTCCAAGTGATATTGAGGTAGACGTCGGCGACATAGCCGACATTGAGTCCGAGTGACGGATCGGCGGTATATGTGCCGCTCGTCGCCAGCGTGCCTAGATTCAAGATATCGGGTTCGGTGAGAATGCTCGGATCGGTCAGGACATCTCCGGTCCCGGTCAACCTCAGCAGCGCGGTGGGGTTTGTCCCTTCTGATCCCACGTTGATGTAAGTCCCGATCCATCCAGCCGCCTGAAAATCAGTCGTCTGGATGATGTTCGTCGTCAGCATGTTGCCTTGTATCGTAATCGACTCGGCGGTCTCGCCATAGACGATCAAACCAGCAACAGGCTGACAGGTCGGCATGATCCAATAGGTATCGGCACCGAAGCAAATGAAGGGCGGGTGAGCGACCGACCCGAGGTCTTGCCCGCCGGCGAAGCTCGTTCCTTTCCTGATGATGTAGCGAATGCCTGTTCGGAAGTCGCTAATCTCCTGCCACCACATCTCGGTGAACTGGTCCTTAAAGACCGTTCTAACCTCGGTGACCGCAGGAAGCGGCGAAGCCAGTGCAGCGCCGGTGATGACATACGCATAGGCCGGGACATCAGCGAGAGTGTTCGGCGTGACGCCCCAAATGTTGAACGGCAAAAACTTCAGATAGATCGTCGCGCCGATCCGCGTTTGATCGTAGGGCACTCGCAAGATGCCGTTGTCGAGCCGCGCGAAGCTTGCGCCGATTGCATGATTGACGATCGAGGACTCGGTGCCGTAGGCCCCTCGCACAAGGTATGTCAGATTATAGGCGTCCGTCCCCGTTAGGGTTGCCGTCTGATAGGCGACGACCTCGCCGTCCACCCAGCACGCCGTATTGAGCGCCAACGCATCCGCCTGCGAACCTGACGAAAGCACGCCGCCGCTCTCAGCCAGGTTGACCGACAGCGTGTTTACCGTGTCGATCGTCTGCCCTATCGGGTTCACCGCGATCACCGGCAGGGCCGCGGTCAGCGCCCCCATCCTCGCCGAACCATACTGTCGGCCATTCGCTATTCTGGCGAAAGGCCCGGTCGCACCGTTGTAAGAAATATAGACGTCGCAGCCACCGTACAGCGATTGATTGACGCCGGAGATCGCGGCCCACACTTCGAGGCCGCCGGCGAGCTCGTCGGTTGGCTCAAACAAGATCGGCGGATTGATCTGGCCAGGATCGGCATTGTAGTTTGGCTTGCTCCCTGAACTAGCCTGCTGGCCGTACAGCGGGGACGCGCCGGTGCCCTCGAGATATTCCTCGACCAACAGGTTAAGCGTGCGGTCCTGATTCTCGACGATGCTGAGGATGCGCACCCATTGCCGGGCCAGCCCAAGGCCGACATCGGTCAAGGTAATGATATCGCCGGGCTCCAACAGGATGAAGCGCGGTCGCACCGTCAACGCATAGTTGTTCGCGATCTTCTCTCGACCGAGAGCAAGTTGCGCGGCCATCTGCGCGGATGATGCGCTGGTGAACCAATGCCAGGAATTGACGCCCTTTGACCCACGCTCTCCATAAAGAAGGATCGCGCCATCATCCTGAACTTGAATTGAGGATGGATTGTAGTCGTTGGTCCGGTCGAAATATTCGACCTTGATGACGTTGTTCTGAGAACGAGCCGGTTTCTGCTGACCCGACACCGGGTCGGCGTTGACGCCGCCGAAGCTGTTCTGATTCGGTAGATAATCCGCGTCCGTCAGATCGTAGACCGGCGCCGTCGGGGGATTGTAAGATCCTTGAGCAGCGACGGTGAAATTGATGTTGACGCTGGTGCCGGCATCAAGCGGGCAGAACGAGTAAAAGCCGTTAGGGCTGAGTTCGTATTGACCTGGCAGCAACGCCGCCCACCGCGGTATTGAGACCTTTGTGAGCGGGACTAACGTGGCCGAATTAACCACGCCGAGATCGGCCACGAAGCTGGCGGCCGTTCCAGCTTGAACGTCATAGGAACCATCCGGCACAGATTGAATCACGACGACCAAGGTGCTCGGCGTGATGGCCCCGGCGACAATCGACTGGTCGCCCCGCGGCACGAGCTTGAGCACCGCCTCCGACCAAACCGGCATGACGTTGTGCGATGTCAGCAGCTCGTCGAGAAACGACGAAGCACTTTGCTGCGATGTCATCGCGTAGGAAATCAAAAGCCCCGAGGCGATCGTATAGCCCTTGGTGTAACTCCAATCTGCGTTGTAAGCGTTTGACCAGCCGGGCACGCCATAATTGGCGTTGCCGAGAAAATCGGCGACGACGCCAGTTAGTTCGGCATCCGGGTAACCGGCTCCTGAAAGAGTCGCCGCGCCCTGAACCTCAAACGTCCAGTTTGGAAGTTCGGCGGATGATCCAAGATTGATCGTGCCCGGCACATAGGATGTCAGGCGATAGGCGAATGCCTGCGTCGGGTGATTGGCGGTCAGATAGGACCATGGCAACTGCGTCTGGTCGCCGTAAAAAAAACCGAAGCCGACATTGGTCAGCGAGGTTATGGCCTTGCCGGTCCACATCACGCCGGTCGGCGTGGCCGGTCCTTCGGTTAACGCGATCTCGAGCGATGCGGCGTAGACAAAGGATGTCCCGGAAGGGCTGCCGAAGATCCCGCCCTTTCCACCTCCAGCACTCGAATTACTCGTAATCGCCTGGGCGATAAAATCGCCATACCAAATCAGGTTGCCGGCGAGCCTCGCGGTGCCCCACACGATCGGGCGAGCGAGCCCGATGACCGATGTCTGAACCCGAAGCGCTGTATCCGGGCCGGTTTGGGCTGCAGCTGTTCCCGAGCCAAATAAAGTGGACATGCGCGGGGAGCCTCTACCATGCCGAATAAATCTTCTTTTTGGATTTCGCGATTATCCCGAATTCGGTCTCGTTGCCTTCGACGACGCACCTGTCCGGCGCGTAAGCGTGAATGATTCGAAGCGGCTCGACCTGGGAGACGATCGCGCCATGCGCAAATTGCTTGCCCTGAAAATAAAGGACGATATCACCGATCTTGGGCTCGGTGACTTCCTTGCCGCCGTTGTTGGTGATCGCGGTCTCGTAAAGCGGCTCGGTGCTGTGAAGATGCCATTGATCGGAATACTGCCCGACGTCGATCGGTGGCCTCACGCCTGCCTCGGTGAAGGCCAGCGAGATCAGTGTGGCGCAATCGACGCCGACTCCCTTGAGCTTGGCGTTCGATCGGTAGGGAGTAGCGATATAGCTGCGGGCGGCCGTGACAACTGCGGCGCGCTGCTGATCTTCGGTCATTTAAGAATACCAAGGTTTGAAATTACAAACTGGTTTCGGGGGCAGGTATTAAGGTGAAGCCCCCATGATTCAGCACGTTGCCGAACCTTGTGCATGTCGCCACCGTCTTGTCGCAGCCAGGATAGATCGTCGCCAGATCACCCGGCGCTACCGTCCACGGCATCGGCGCCAACAATGTCAGTGCGCCGGTCGCTCCGATCGACGTGCGGATCATCATCCGTAGCCCAGCGTTCAGGCCAGATGTGAATGCGATATTGCCGAGTGCGTAGTAGCCGTCCGCCCGAGTCAGGTCGTTCATCGCGAACTGTTGCGTCGATGTCACCGCGCCGATCGTCACCGCCTCGGCAAACGCCGCTGCATTCAATGTGCACTGCGGACTGAAAAGAGCATACCGGCATTCGACCGTGAACAGGTTGCGCGGCATGTCGATGTCGAGCAGTTCAAGCGGGCTGTTGATGTTGATCTGGATTGAGCTTCGGCCGAAGTCGATCTCCGCTACCCGACCGAAGAACACATTCACTAGACCGACAGGAACCAGCGATAACGTCGGCGTGGCGGGCCACGCTGCCACATATCCGCGGTCAACGCGGACCATCGCCTCTTGCATGATCCCGGCGCGGACGGCGGATGCCCACGGGAGTGAACCGATCATATCGGTCGTACGCGGCATCACCGTGACAGCCCACGTTCCAACATTGAACCCGGAAGTCCAACTCGCACGCGGGCCTGAGTCCGTCGCCTCATCGATCGGGATGCCGCCATTTCTCGCCGACAGCCATGTGTTGCCGCCGAACACAATGTCGAACGGGCATGTCGAATAGCGAAGCACGAAGCCCGAGGTCAGCGTGAAGGTATAGAGATCGAACTGCTCGAACGGCTGGTCAGTCGAAAACAGCGTGAGCAGTGCCGAGTTCGCCGACTTCATTGCTGCACCGTCGAGAACTTGACGGACTTCGCCTCCCACAGGCCTTTCCCATTCAATCTGGTGAACTGCGAAAACTCCTGGGCGTCTTGGTCGAAGCGGCACAGCCAATTGTAGGAAAAATCTGCTGTGACCACCCGGCCGGCGACAACCGGCACCACAAACCTGATACCATAGTTAGTGCCGTAGTTTGATGTCGATAGGATGCTGTACCCTGTGGTGAGCGGCTGCGCGATGCCATTGATGTAAACGACCAAGCCTGCAGCAATCGCATCCTGAATCGGGTCGGCTACACCGACCATCGTGCGAACAAAACCAAAATCCGTCGTGGTGCCATCGCCGACGCCGAGCGATTGTCCCGTAACCTGATTGTCGTCCGGATCATTGAAGTGGAACGGCAGGCCCTTCCCAAGACGGGCCTGATAAAACGACATCAGCGTTTGGATCTCGAGCGTCGCATTATCGGCCCGCAAGAACTCAAACGGTAGATCGTAGCTATAGACCGCATAGGGCTGCGGCGATTGCGTCGTCGAATTGCCGGCGACGGCCTTGTGTTCGATCGTCTGGAACGTCGGGGAACGCTTGACCGGGAAGGACAAGCCCGGAAGCGTAGGAAAGGTGGGGAACGCCATTATCGAGAACTCGGGTTCATGGCCATATGGCCATTAAGAGCCTGAGCCATCGTGCTGGCGTAGGTGCGGAACAGCCCGGCGATCGACGGCCCATCGACCATCATGCCGTGGAAGTGGACGCCGCCACCGGCGAAGGCGCCACCGCCCTCAGCCATATCACGGAAGGCCTGCGCGGCCGGCGCCGGCAGAACCGTCTCGTTGTCGTGCAGTTGCCACAGGCCGCCGCTGACCTGATAGGCACCTGTCTCCGCTGATGCCACTGCCATCGTTGTTGCCGCAGCATCGACCTCGGCCGATACGCCCAACGCGGCGGCGGGCGCGCCAGGCCCGAGAAGTGGTGCGAAGAACGCCGCAGCACCGGCATAGACCTGCGCGACTTTCTGCTGGATCGAAGCGAGCGCCGATGGCACCTGTGCGGCGGTAGCCGCCGCGGCTGCGGCCGTGCTCTCGACAGTGGCGGCTTTGTCGGCGGTCGCCATCGTCAGCTTCCCGACAGCCCACTGCACCACCATCTTCTCGACCGCCTGGATGAAGGCGATAACCAAGTCACCCAAGATAGATTTGAAAGCCGTTGCCCACGAAGTAGTGCCGGCGAGCAAACCACGAAGCTGCGAATTGAACGCGCTCAGAATCGTGTTGCCCATCTCCTGCCATTTAGCTTGCACGGCGGCGACGGTCTCACCATTCAGCTTGACGGTTTCGGTCGCGTAACGCTGCTCAAGCTGGGATATTTTGTTGAGCACCGTCTGCCGCTGTTCGGCAGACAGATTGCCGATCGTCAACTCTTTCTGCAGAACGTCGTATTCAAGCGCGACTTCCTCCATCGTCGCGCGCTCGACAGCCGCGATTTTCGCGCCTTGGCCGATCTGGAATTGTGCGACCGCCTGATCGAGCAAAATCTTTTGCCGAGCGAGTCCGTCTTGTAAGACTTTAACCTGATCGTCCGCAGCCTTCAGTGCGGCACTGGCCGTGTCGGCACCGAAGCCCAACGCACCGACGCTCGGCTTGTTAGACGGAGGCTTGAGCGCGCCCTGAAGCGCGAATTGTCCGGTAAGAGCGATCTTGCCCATCGCCAACAGATGCGCCCTTAGATTTTCCTGCTGCTCTTCAAAGTTGGATTTCCACGCCGCCCGGACACCATCCCAATCCAGCATAAAGAGCGCTTTGACTGCAGCGGCGGCCTTGACGATGTTGATGATCCACGACTGAAGCAGGTAGTCCAGTTGGACTATGAGGTTCTCGAAAACCCTCCCTGATGCGGTGACCTGGGCTGCGGTGGTGATCCAGTTTTGCAACCCGGTCACGACGATGTTGATCGATGTCGCGAAGCGCGCGACCAAAGCGGCCGACGCGCCCTCAGATGCCGATTTCAGCAACACCAAATTTCTGTGCACGCTGGTCAGCGCGTCCACCGTCTCGCCGGATAGCGTCGCGCCGACGAACGTGGCGCTTTGCTCCATCGAGACGAGGCCCTCGCGCCCCTGCGCAAGCATCGGGATCAGCGATTGCATCCCGCGGCCGCCGAGCGCCATCAGCGCTTGGCTGAGGTTGAAATCCTGATTGAACTTCGAGGCCGCGTCGGCGATCTTCAAAATATATTCGTTTGCGTTAAGCCCGATGAAGTCCTTTGCGCTCAGGCCAAGCTTTGAGAGCGCCAGCGCCGCCGGTGAGGTCGCGCTCGTCGCCGATCGCTGAATATTCAGCGCCAAGCGCTCGACCGTCATGGTCATTGTCTCAAGCGAACCGCCGGTCGATTCCGCGACAACCTTCAGTTTGCCGACTTCCTGAGTCGAGACGCCGAGGATAGCGGCCGTCTTTTCGGTTTGCGTTCCGAGTTCGGCCATCCGCTCGATCAGCGCGATGATCTTCTCGATCGCGAACGCCGCGACGAAGCCCTCCGCGATCTCACCGAGATTGTCATGGACGGCGCGCAGCGGCGACGTCAGACCTTGGAGGGCTTCCCTGATCTGGGACATCGCCCCGCCAGTATGATCCCCGACCTCGGATGCTTTGGACTTGATCGAGTCCAGCGACGAGTTGACCTGCTTGATCCCGCCGACCAGATCATCGATCTTCGCGCCGAAGGTTACCTGAACGGTATCGTCAGCCATCGCTACCTCACATGCTGCCGATGCCCGGGATCTTGCCGCCCGTTGTGTTCATCATCATCTGCGCCTCTTCCGGCGTACTGATGTGCTGAGGGCGGACGACGCGCTTGACGCCAGCGAACGCGGCGACAATCTGATAGAGAGGCGGGATTTTTTCCCAGCTACGGCGAAGGGAGACAAGCTGCCTCGAATCGAAACCATCAAGCACAGCATCGGGAAGCTGCCCCGTCTCCCTGACGATCTGAGTTATCAGGTCGTCCCAGTCTTCGATCAGTTGCTCGCGGGTTCTGCGGCCGCCGCCGCCGCTTCCCCCACCTTGGCGATCTCCAATCCGGCGGCTTTGCCGATCACCGGGAACGCGTCGATCAATTCCGGAGGTTTGACCGGCATATCCATGAACGCGTCAAACGTGAGGCCAGGATAGGCGCGGTGCAATCCGCAATGGACGGCCTCGTAAAGCTTCTCAAGTTGATCGCCGCCAAGGCGCATCATATCGCTGGAAACGGCGAGGCCGCCGGCGACCTTGACGAACGCGATGATAGACCGCGCGCTCATGGGCGGGACCGCCCACATCTTGCCGGCGAGTGCGATCGTCGGCTCGTCTTTCCACTCTTGCGGGATGTTGTTTGCAGGGGCTTCGGTCATGGGTTCTCCGTTGGTTTACGAGACTTCAGGGTAAATGAAATCGTAGACGTTGCCGGCATTGTTGGCGAACACGCTGAAATCCAACTCCGGCAAGATGTAGTCCTCAAGCTTGCTGGCGATCGTCAGCTTGCTGGCGACGCACGCATAGAGCCGGTAGGCGAACGGCTTCGACGTCGGCTGATTCAGATTGGTCCAATAGTCGAGCTGGAATGTCGGCGTATTGCCGATCACCTGGTTCTGCACGCTAAGCGTCTGGCCGCTGGCCGTGGTCGACCGATAGGTGATCTTTACGTTCGCCAGCGTATCGGCGACGGCAAAGACGTACTTGCCTTTGTTGGCACCGGTTTCGGTCACGCTGTAGAGACCGACCGCTTCGGAGCCAGCCGTCACGCGCTGGAACGGCAACCCGGTGGCCGCGTAGGTCACGCCGAGATCGGAATCGAACGTCGCCGCGTTGGTAACGGTGACCGTGTATGGCGTAGCCGGCACCGCCTGGGCTTCGCCGACGTTCCAGATCACACCTCCCGAGGTAAACGATTGGGCGAACATCACCGCGTTCCAGGCCAGCCCTGACAGGACGGCGGCCTTGATCTTGCCGGTCACCTTGATGGTGCCCTGCGCGACCACCAGCGGGAATTTGTTTTGCCCGTACAGCTCTTTGTTGGTCGCCGCTGAATCGAGTGAGAGTTCCTGCGCGAAACCAATATTTACCGAAGGCCCATTGGCAATATCGGTGCGCTTGACGATGCAGATGCCGGGGCCGAACGCTGCGAGTGGCGTGGACATTTGAGACGCTCCTTCTCAGGGGATGAGGATTTTCACAGGGACGGTCAGCATCGCCAGCCCGGAGGGATCGATATCGCCCGGGATGGAGTAAACATCGCCTTCGATCCAGCAGTTCGAAACAAACTCTCCGTTCGGGAGAACGTAGCGCAGCGTGATTGCGCCTTCCGAATCTTCCGAGGTATCGAACGCCTTGACGATCAAATCCAACAGCGGATTGAGAACCTTGGAGCCCGTGGGCGTGCGGGCGGCACCCGCCGGCGTGTTGGCGTTCGGCTGCAAAGCATAGACGACGATCGTCAAGTTCATCGTCCGCTTGTGCGGAAGGCCACGGCCAGGGCTGACCACATGAATCTTCCCACCACCGAGGCCGACGCCCTCATAGAGCATCAGCATCGGGAATGTCAGCTGAGGACCGCCGCCGACCGTGGGCTGGGTCAGAAGATCGATGACATCCTGATAAAGCAGCACGCCGCGCGTGTAGCTGACAAAGGCCGCGCCGCACTTCGCGGTCAGGAAGTTGATGATCGCATCGGCGACGTCGTCGTAGATGTTACTCATGCGTTGATCGGTCCCAGGATCGCTTCGCGCGCACCAGCGATCAATTGATCCTGCAAC